AAAAAAGAACCGCTGACGGGCAAGTGTCAGACGGTTCCGAAGGTAATGTAGCTTATAAGGATTGTAAATCAATCGGAAGGAGAAGTCAATATGGATTATAAGGTGGAACATATTACACCTGAAACTGCAGCAAAGTATCTGAAAGCGAACACCAAAAATCCGCGCGGAAGCAAACTGAATATGGTGCGTGTGCGGCAGTATGCGCACGATATGGCAAGCGGCCTGTGGGAACTGAACGGAGAGGCGATTGTATTTGACGAGAACGGCGTGTTAAAAAACGGCGCGCATCGGCTGGCAGCGATCATCCGGGCGAACGTTGCGGTGGACATGGTGGTCATTCGCGGCGTGGACGAGAATGTGACAGCCTACGACATGACTTACGTGCGGACGGTTTCACATCTGGCTAACGCGGAAGACATCAACGTGCAGAAAGAGATGCTTTGCGCCGTGAAAATCCTTTACAACCTGTTGCCGGATCATATGGCAACGCACATGGAGATTAAGGAATACGCAAAGAAGAACGAGGATGAACTGAACCGGGCATACCGGAGCCTGCTGAACGGCGAATACTCCAAGCACAACAAGCGCGCAACATGCGCCCTGGCGGCATACATGATGCTCCAGACGAAGACGATGCCGTTCTACGAGGTGGAACTGTTCTTCCGGATCTTTTCCAGCGGGGACGCAAAAGGCACGGACGGATACGAACCGTCACCGGCGCTGATTGCAAAAAAGATTTTTCAGGACAGATGGGCAGGGAAGAGCAACAGCCGGACACAGCGGGAGCAGCTGGATGTCCTGACACAGGCGATGCTTGACTTCCACGAAGGCAAAGAGCGGAAGACGAATTACAAAATCGCCCAGCCGTTCGCATATGAACCGTACGTTAAGAAGATGGGAGGTGCCTGCTGATGGCAATCAAGAAAAACCGCGAAGCACAGGTTGAAGACCGGAACAAGAAAATCAAGGACATGGACTGGGAAGAAGTAAAACGGTACCTGTGCATGAAGCACTACCAGAATCCGGAGAAATGCCCGGGATGCCTGAGCCTGGACACATGCAATGCCGGACAGCGGGTAATGGAACTGATGGCGGAACGTGAAAAGCGGAAGGCTGAAGAAACGAAAGCCGAAAAGACAAGGAAGATCGGAAACACCCAGAAGGGATGGAGCAAGGCGAGGAGCGAGGAATATATCCGGCAGGTGATTGCGGCAGATGACCCACGCGAATTTCTGATGCGCGAGGAAGGACTGACAACGCAGCAGGCGCGGAAGAAACTGGAAAACTGGCGCAGAAACCATCCGGATCTGTTCGTTGGCGTGACATGGCCCGTGGCGCATGTCGGGACAAACCATCATATGAAGAAAAAGGAGCAGGAGCAGATGAAGGAACCGGAAATTACGGTGAATGTCGAACCGGACACGGAAGAAGCGGAGATCAGCGTGGAAGATTTCCTGAAGGACTTCGCTCCGGTTCCGTCGGCAGAAACGGTTATACACGCAGTGGAAGAACCGGCGCAGACGGACTTCGAAATCCAGCTGAAAGCGAAGTTCGACGAACTGGAAGCAGAACGGGAACGGCTGGACGATGAGATCGAACGGCTGCGTGAACGGTGTGCGTGGATTGGAAAAGCACAGGATGCCCTGGCGATGACGATAAGCTTGTTTGAAACGAAAGGAGAATGACGATGAAGAAGCCGTTCCGCGAAACCGAAGGATGGAAATGGATCCGCACACTGCTTGAGATGGCCGCGTTTGTACTTGTGTTTCTGCTTCTGCTCTGGCTGTTCGGATGGTTTGCGTCCGAGGTTCACGCAGAAAAGGAACCGCAAACCATGTGGGTGATCTGCCAGCCGGATGACGTGGTACTGGTCCGGACGGGGCCGAGCATTCGCAGCGGATCCATCAGCGAACTGAAACCAGGCACGATGGTGCATACGGACGGGAAGCAGCGGAACGGCTTTCTCCACATCGTTGAGATGAACAGCGAAAGCGGAGAAGGATGGGTGAAGCACAAATACCTCGTGGATGAGGAACCGGAGCGCGTGGACTGCAAGGCGACGGTGGTCAGCAAAGGCAGGCTGGCGGCAAGACGATCCATACGCGGTGCCAGGGTGCGATGGCTGAAACCCGGCCAGACCGTTACGGTTTCATGGATAACCAGCGAGTGGTGCGTGACAGACAAAGGATATGTGATGAGACAGTACTTGAAATTGGACGGTGAGAATGATTGAAACAGTTTGAAACCCATTGCCGGAGATGCGGACAAATGATCGTGATGACATGGTGCGGAAGGGAAGGACGGTGGGTGCCGTGTGATCCGGAACTGCGGATGTACCGGAGAAGCGGCGGACCGTTTACGTTCGTGGATACGGAAGGAAACCTCTGCCGGGGAGAGCGGGTAAGCGCCAGGTTCTTTGATCCGACCGCAGAGCCGGGATACCAGAAACACAGAATCGACTGCGCGTCAGCAGGGAGGAATGCGGTATGAGATTTGAGAATCCGAGCAGACCGGACGCGCGGGAACTGACCAGAAACGAAAAGACTACGCTGACATTCCTGACGAACGCACTGAGCGCGCTGGCTGAGACAAAAGACGGACTTGCCGACAGGATAAAGATGCTCGACAAAGGGCCTGATACCATTGAACGGATCGTGAAGGAAGCACTGGATTTGCTGAACGAGATCCGGACGACCATTCCGGAAAAGCAGCGGATCAACCTGGTGAACACGGCGAAGGATTTTGAGATCAGGCTGGTGCCGAAGTTCACGCCGACGAACCACAATGTACTGGTCCCAAAGGAAGAGTTCCGGACGCTGGTCAACTCCGCCCAGGCGCGGTGCAAGGAGTGCGCGGAGGACAACGAAAGCTGCAAAGCGTGCGATCTGTACCAGTTGCTGACGGTGGTGCTGCCGATGGACGACTACAAGTGGCACAATCTGTGTCCGTATGTTGCGGAGTGGGCCAACTGATGAAATACGATTATTTGCGGGGAAACAACAGCGGATGCCCATGCAAGGAATGCGGAAAGCGTGAGATCGGATGCCACGGGCAGTGCGGCGAATACAGGGAATGGCGCGCACAGCATGACGAGCGACGGGAAGCGCGGTTCAAGGAGCGGAAACAAAAGGATACGGTCAGCGAAGCGGCCGTGAGATGGATGTGGCGGAATGCGAGGTGGAACAGACAACAGCCAGTTCGCCGCTTGGATCACGAGCGGTAATCATACCAAGGCGAAGGATTTAATCCTGAGCATGTGAACCTCCTCCATGTGTTCCTCTCGGAAACAGCCTGGTTTTCTTCTCTTCTTCATCAGGTGGAACACAGCAAGGGGGACTATGCCGACGGTCGGGGACAGCCGGGACCGGAAGCGGTTCAAAATCCCCTTGATAACTACGAAACGCAATAGACTGGAGGTATATACGTGGTACTGAAACTGGTTAACGGATTTGTGATCGCGGAAGGCGAGTTCGGTGAACTGGCGGCATATACCGGACTTCTGTTCGATATTATGCGGCAGGTTACAGAAAACAGGGACAAGGACAAGGCCAAGAAAGAAGCGGATATGTTTAGCGAACTGATGAACATGACGTTTGAAGAACTGATGAAGCGTGAAAACAACAATAATGAGGAGGAAGACCATGACTGAGAAGACCTATAACCAGCGGAAGGGAATCCGCAGAAGCGACCTGTGGAAACTTAAGAGGAGTCCGGCACACTACAAGTATTCGACCGAGCATCCGGCAGAGCCGAGCGCGGCGATGACATTCGGTAGTGCGGTTCACTGCGCGGCGCTGACCCCAAAGATGTTCACGAAAGAGTATGTCGTTGCGGACTTCGACGCGCGGACGAAGGAAGGCAAGGCGCTGAAGCAGCAGTACCTGGACGAAGGAAAGGTCATGCTGACCAGGGACCAGGGAGAGCAGATTGACGGCATGGTAGCCGCGATCAGGGCGAACCCGTTTGCACGGCGGCTGCTGACCGGGAAGCACGAGACGGCGCACTTCTGGTTCGATCCGGAAACCGGAGAGAAGTGCAAGTGCAAGACGGACTGCGAAACGGACATCAACGGCGTCCACTACATCGTGGACCTGAAGACCTGCCAGAACGCGGAGACGGATGCGTTCATGAAGGATGCGATATCCTATGGTTATTTCATGCAGGCGGCGATGTACAGCCAGGGCGTGAAGTGCCACACGGGGAAGAACAGTGTGTTCGTTTTTGTGGCGGTCGAGAAGGACCCGCCGTATGCGGTGAACGTGATCCAGTGCGGAGAAGACGAGATCCGGCTGGGGATGAACGGGGACAAGTACGGAAGAGTGCCGGGGTTCCGGACGCTGATACAGCTTTTCCATAAGTGTAGAACAGAAAAAAAGTGGCCCGGTTACGAAGGATTTGACAACACGATTGCGGAGATCAATCTGCCGAAATGGCTGAAAGACGAAGAGTAAAGGAGAACGGTACCATGAGCGAGACGGGAATCATCAATCAGGAGCAGAACACGGGGATCCAGATGCCGACACAGTACGCAATGAACGTATGGCAGAACAAGGAAGCGTTTGAGCAGACGGCGCGGGTGGCGAACATGCTGTCCAAATCCACGATTGTTCCGGAGCAGTATCGGGGCAAGCCTGAAGACTGCTTCATCGCCGTCGAGATGGCGGCGCGGATGAACACTTCGCCGATCTTTATTATGCAGAACCTCTACGTTGTGAAGGGCAAACCGACCTGGGCGGGACAGGCGTGCATGGCGATGATCACCAGCTGCGGAAAGTTCCGGAACGTGAGACATGTCTACACTGGAACGCGCGGCACGGAGAACCGTGGATGCTATGTGACGGCGGAGCGCATTGCGGACGGCGAGGTGCTGCATGGGACGGAAGTCACGATTGAAATGGCGAAGGGCGAAGGCTGGTTGAACAACAGCAAGTGGAAGAACATGCCGGAACAGATGCTCGGATACAGGGCGGCATCGTTCTTCGCCAGGATGTTCTGCCCGGAAGCACTGATGGGACTCCAGACAACGGAAGAGATTTACGACGCCGATCCGGTAATGCCCGTTGCGGAAGCGCCGAGCGCAGCGAACCTGAGCAACGCGATCCTTGAGGAAGAAACGCCGTCTGAACCGGAAAAGAAACAGACACGCAAGAAGAGCAAGACGGAAGAACCGGCTTCCGCACCGAAGTGCGTATGCGAAGTGTGCGGAAAAGAAATCATCGGTGTGAGCGGATACACGGCGGAGCAGATTGTGGCGGCCGGAAAACAGAAGTACGGCAAAGCGCTGTGCGTGGACTGCGGACAGAAAGCGAAAGCGGAAGCTGAACGGAAGGCCGCCGAGGAACAGGACGATCTCGCCGCGCAGCTGATGGCGGCAGCAGAAGAATAAGGAGGAATGACGGATGAACAAACTGTGCATTATCGGTAATTTGTGTGCGGATCCTGTTAGTCGCAATACTCCGGATGGAAAGCCTGTGTGCAACTTTAATGTAGCGGTCAACAGAAGGAAGCGGGATGCAAACGGAAACAACGTCGCCGATTTCTTCCGGATCAGCGCGTGGGGCGCGCTTGGCGAGAACTGCCAGAAGTACCTGGCGAAGGGACGGAAGGTGGCGGTTGCCGGTCAGGTGAGCGTGCATCCGTTTCTGGGGCAGGACGGCACGGCAAAGGCAACGATTGAAGTGTTCGCTGAGGAAGTCGAGTTCTTAAGTCCGGTTGGGACCGGAACACAGACGCAGGAACAGGCCCCGGCGGCGGCACCGGAGATTCCGGTGAATATGACGCCGGTGGAGACGGACGAATTGCCATTCTGATAACGCGATTTCCTCGGATTAATGCGGTACAGAGATGCCCGATCCGGGGACAAATGACGATTTAAGTGAGGTTGGAACATGAACGAAGAGTTGAAAAAAGAGTTAAATAAGTACCACCGTTTTCCAAAGAAAACAGCGAAACTAAAGGACGTTCTCGCTTTAATTCGGAGTGGTGCGTATAGCAACTATGACGAAGGTGGGGACGATCTGATTATTTGCCCGGAATGCGAAGAATGGACACACGTTAAATTCAATTCGCACAGTTGCTTGCTTGATTTGCTTGGAGATTTAACAGTTGAAAGCATTTCTGTTGAAGATGGCGCTCTTGAAATATGGATTAAGACCGATGAATTTAACTGGTTCAACGTAACTTAAAGGCGGTAAGAAAAAAATGGGACTGAACAAATACGGCAAAGACAAGTGGGAAGATATATCTGGTTGGACACCCGCAATGATTCACGCAAAGATACGTGAAATAGAGAACGCAAAAGAGCAAGCACGCAAGGAATATATAGATTACTGTGCTTTTCTTAATGAGCAATATGAGATTCTTCAGAACGAGATTTCAAACAGGAAGTATGTGACTTAAAGGTAATTTTGACGCAATAAGTTAGATGGTGAAGATATGGAACGTATTACGATTGATAAATTATCTGAACTTTGTGGATATAGTGTCCACATCAACATTAAACGTGCTGACAACGGCAAGGTTGTTATTAATGGGGTTAATGCTTTGAAGTACAGTAAAGACAAACGGCAGATAATGAAATGGGATGCTTTCAAAGGAAAAGAAGTCTACGGTATCAGACCATCTGTGCAGATAGAAGGGTTGAAGCGCGATGAACCTTATTTCCTTATGAGTATCGAAGCATGGATTAGCAAATATGATTGCGAGGATGCGGTTGCTGAATACAAAGCAAATGTGATTTAAAGACAATTTTGATGCAATAAGTGAGGTGAAAGCGAATGCTTCATCCTGAACGAAGAAGAGAAAACATAAAGAAAATAGATGCGATGCATCACTTCTATGGATATGACCATCTTGATCGAAAATGTTCTGAGTGTGACCATCTGATTCACGGAGAATATCACGGCAGAATGTATTACAAATGCACGGTATACGGATGTTCGCATAGCGAAGCAACAGATTGGAGAAAAAGTTATGACGCTTGCGGTTTAGTAGATCATGACTTCCCGGAGAATGATAACAGAATCATGGATATACTTAAAACAGAACGAATTCAGAAGATAGAACAAATACCGGGACAGACAAGTATTTTTGATACTTAAAGGCAATAATCAAGGAGGAACATTGATATGCTAAAAAACATGGTGATTGTGAAACACCTGCAGGACAACGGGAAGTTCCTGTTTTACGTGCCGAAGGGCATTGAACTGACAGCCGGGGAGAAGGTTGTCTGCGATACGAGCCGGGGCAATGATCAGCTGGGCGTATGCTGCTGCGACAGTTTCAGCGCGGAGCCGGAGGTCGTATGTCCGCTGTTCGGAACGAAGCCGAACGTCATGAAGTACATCACCGGCCGGGTGGAGTACGAGAAATTTGAGGAAGCGCTGAACGAGGAAGAATACGAAGAAACCCTGGGGGATGAAGAATGAATATCGGAACATTGCAGCAGGTTGCGGAAGACATGAAAAAAGGCGTGATGGACTTCACGAAGGACGGGGAATGCTCCCAATGCGGACAATGCTGTTCCAACCTGCTGCCGCTGACGGTCGGCGAGTGCAAACGGATCCGTGAGTATGTGCGGAGAAAGCACATCAGGGAATGCGTGAATATTCCGCCGACCGTAGTTCCGGTGAAGGATTTTACCTGCCCGTTCAGGGACAACGCAAAGAAAATCTGCACGATCTATGAGATCCGTCCAGCGATATGCCAAGAGTTCCGGTGCGACAAACCGAAGAAGGAAATCGAAGCATCCAGGGCAATGTGCAAAAGGCAACACATAATTGTGGACATGAGGGAAACGTTTTTCCCGAAGGAGTGATGCGAGTGAAGACAGACAACAGATCCGTTGGCGGACGGTTTGAACAGGAACTGAGCCATCTGCTGGCAGAGCATGGGTTTTGGTGCCATGTGATGCAGCAGAACAAGGCAGGGCAGCCGGCGGATATTATCGCCGTGAAGGGGATGTATCACACGCTGATCGACTGCAAGGTGGTCAGCGATGACAAGGGGTTTGAGTTCGCCAGGGTGGAGGAGAACCAACGGTATGCCATGCGGATGTTCCAGCGGAAGGCGCATGAGTTGTGCTGGTTCGCAATACGGCTGCCGGACGGGAGCGTCTGGATGGTTCCCATGGAGCGGATTGAGATCATGAAGAACAGGGGAAAACGGAGACTTACGGACAACGATATCCGAACGCAGACAACGCCGATAGCGAAATGGTTACTGCACGGAGAAAAGAAGGTGAAGCATGAACACGACGATAGCTAACAGGATCTACATTGAGGATCCATCGCCAGAGGTGAAGCAGTGGGCGAAGGATACGCTATGCTTCCCGAATCCTGAGTACGAGAAAAAGCAGCGCATGGGGTTCTGGCTGGGTCGGACGCCCAGGGAACTCAGGCTGTATGAATGGAACGGGAACACGCTGGTGCTGCCGTTCGGCGTAATACGCGAACTGATGCCGTTGCTCAGGGGAACCAGGGTTGACACGGACTTCCGGCAGGACAGCATCATTGATTACGGCAGCAAGGGCATGGATCTGTATGATTATCAGAAGACAGCCGTGATGAAGATGATCGACGCAAAGTATGGGATTCTGAAGGCCGGATGCGGAGCCGGGAAGACGAACTGCGGGATAGGGATCATCAAGGTACTGAGACGGCGTGCGTTGTGGCTGTGCAACAAACATGACCTGATCAAACAGAGCATGGAACGCGCCGCACAGTTTATTGATTCAAGCATGTTCGGCACCATTACGGAAGGCAAGGTGGATGTTGGGATAGGAATCACATTTGCAACCGTGCAAACGCTTTGCAAGATTGATCTGACGCAGATGCGTGATTACTGGGATGTCATCATCATCGACGAATGTCACAACGTATGCGTTTCCGCAAGCACGTTCACGATGTACGAGAAGGTGCTGAATCATTTGGCGGCACGGCACAAGATTGGCCTAACCGCAACAGATCACAGAGCAGACGGGTTAATCAAAGCAACGTTCGCACTGATCGGAAGCGTGATGTATGAGATCCCAAAGGAAGCGACCGCCAGCCGGACAACAGGAGTAAAGATCAAAACACTGACAACAGGAACTGACATCACGGATGATTGCCTGAATGATGACGGAACAATCAGTTATATCGGATTGATCGAACATCTGACAACGGACAAAGACCGGAACAAACTGATCGCCAGGAGGATCATGGAAGAAAAAGGACACAGTTGCCTGATACTTTCTGATCGTTTGGCACAGCTGGAAACGATCCGAAACATGCTCCCATACGAGATGCAGGAACAATCCGTGTATATCAACGGACAGATGACGAGCAAGACAGCAAAGGCTGAACGCGAACAAGGCATCGAACAGATGCGGACCAGCGAGAAAAAGTATCTGTTCGGTTCCTACAAGATAGCGCGTGAAGGGTTGGATATTCCGTGCCTGGATCGGCTGTTTATGGCGAGTCCTGTGAAGGATGCGGCAGTTGTAGAGCAGAGCGTTGGTAGAATCCGGCGGACAAGCGAAGGAAAGACAGAGATCCCAATTGTGTATGACTTCAAGGATGAAAATATCGGGATGTGTATCGGATGGTACAAAAAGAGATGTGCGATATACCGGAAGATTGGGGCAGAGATTGAGAGGTAATTCTGATGGGAAAAGGAACACGCAAGACATATCCAAAGGAAGTCCATAATAAAAAACTTTACAAAGCATGGCATGCAATGCTTAATCGATGCAACAATCCGAAAAACAAGTACTACGGCCGTTACGGTGGGCGTGGAATATGTGTGTGTGATGAATGGAACGATTATATAAAATTCGCATATTGGGCATTTGAAAACGGTTTTTCAGAAAACTTATCAATTGATCGGATAGATAATGACGGAAATTATGAACCTGATAATTGCAGATGGGTCACAATGAAAGTGCAGCATAACAACAGAAGCGGTAATAGACTTATAACAATTAATGGAATAACGAAGACGGTATCAGAATGGTGTGATGAATATGACATCAATTACAACACCGTTTTGCAAAGAATGAAATATGGAAAAGATATTATGGCTGCGCTGACAATGACTCATAAATATCGCGGAAATGGTATTCCTGTTCGATGCATTGATACTGGAGAAACGTTCTCAAGTTCAAAGGAAGCCGCCGAGAAATATGGTGTAACTCTTGGCATGATCGCACGAGCAGCAAGAACCGGCTGCCTGTCATGCGGAAAGCGGTGGGAACAGATATATGACGAAATTCCGGAAAAAAAGAGATATGACATATTACCGGAAGATGGGCGCGGAGATTGAGAAGGAAAACAGAGAATGGGTGTGAGCATATACGTAATACTGATGTCAATCCTTGTTGGCCTGTTTACGCTGATCGCAAGCGGAATGATGATAACCGGAAGCATTATATTCTGGAAAGATCGCAGCAGAATCCCGGCGGTAATCTTCTTTATTGTTGGCGTGATATTGCTGTTTGTCTGTGCTGACGTGATCATCAGGATGTATGCAATATGAACGCAAACATGAGCATTGCTGTACAGACGATCAAGGACAACGTTTCGGCGATGGATATCGGACGTGCGCTCGGTCTTGAGATCCGGCACGGGCGGTGCAAGTGTCCGATTCATGGCGGCAACGATTACAACTGCGTACTGTACAAAGGGAACCGTGGATTCTACTGCCACGTATGCAAAGAAGGCGGCGACGTTGTTTCCTTCGTCCGGAAATATTACGATATGTCATTTAAAGATGCCGTATCGTGGATAAATGCCACCTTCCACATGGGTCTTGATCTTGAAGGCAAGATTGATCGGGAAACGCAGAGACGCGCCGAAATGGCCCAAAGAATGCGAAAGAATGCTATTGAGTTCCGGGAGTGGAAAGACCGGATGCAGCTGGACCTGGCGCTGGCGGTGGATCTGATTGTCGAAAAGCTGGAAGAGCGCCGCGATCTGCACACACCGAAGACTCCGGACGAAGCATGGGATCCACTGTTCTGCGAAGCGATTCGGGTACTTCCGGCGGCAAAAACGTTTGCGGAGAAATGTTTTGCGGAGTGCCTGAAGAAGAATGAAACTTAACAAATGACGCAATAAGTTAGAACAGAAGGTCGGTGATGTGGGAATGTTAACAGTTGTCTATGATGGAGTAAAGGCTTTTGTTGTGCCGGATTGTGCAGAGTGCATATTAGCAGAAAAACATCCTAATGATATGGACGAATGTCCATTATGGAAGTGCGAAGCAAAAGATGAATGTGACCCGGGTTGTGAGTTTTATACAGAACATTGGGAACGCACTTAAATGTGGGGTTTTCCTATTAACGCTCGTTAGGATGTAATAGGCTCGGATATGCCTTCCCCAAATGACTTAAAGGCGCAATAAGTGAGGCGAGAGTACTTGTGAAAAGAGGTGATGTGGAATGAATGATGTGAATCGTAACATGAGTTATCGTGATGAAGCATTGCAGCGAAGTTGCTCCGGAAACGGAGCAGTTATTATAGAAATGACGCAATAAACGGGGTGAGATAGTGGCAGATATTAAGAAGGTTATTAAAGCAATTGAAGGTTGTGCGTTTCACAAGAACGATTGTGTGGATTGCGATTATGACGGATGTGTTTTCAAACACGGCGATTGCAGACGGGATTTGCTTGCGGATGCTCTGGAACTGCTGAAGAAGCAGGGAGCGAAAGAAGTTGAAGCTGAAGCAATAAATGAAATTGACAGGCTATATAGATGCCCGTCATGTCACATTTCAATGATATTGCGAGGACAACCTTATTGTCATTCTTGCGGACAGGCGGTGAAATGGGAATGATTCCGTATCGTGGATATCCGGGCTTCAGAAAAGCGTACAAAAAGGCACGATGGAAGAAACGCATGACACGATTTGCGAATTGGTGTGAACACGTTGGTTTATGACTTAAAGGCAACAATGACACAATAAACTGGAGTTGATGAAATGGACAGGGAGAAGGTAATCGTAGAAATAGAGGACGCTTTGTCCGGTAATTTAGCAAAAGCAGGACATGTTTATAAGTTGTCACTGAATAGGCTAAAAGACAAAGCATTGATAGATGCCCTTGCCATGCTGAAAGAGCAGGAAGCGGTTATCCGGTGCAAGGATTGCAAGTATGGCGAGAAATGTGCTGAACCACACAAGGATTATTGGTGCAATCTGTATGAAGAGTATAAATGGTCCGAATGGTTCTGTGCTGACGGAGAACCCAAGTGACTTAAAGGCAACAGTTATACAGGAGGATTATATGAGCGGAGGAAGTCTGAATTATTTCTACAGCGATCTGGAAGAGCATGTCGGGGATCTCGGTGACAAGGAACTGGATGACCTGGTTAAGGATCTGTCAAAACTGTTCCATGCGCGGGAGTGGTTCCTGTCCTGCGACACATGCGAGGGCAGCTGGGTGGAGGCCAGGGACGCATTTAAAAAGAAGTGGTTCAAGGATGGCGCGAGGAAGGACCGCATTGAGCAGTACCTGGGCGAAATTCGGAAGGAGGTGCTGAGACAGTTCGGGGTATCAGACGAGTATTGCAGGAACTGCAGGAAATGGACGCCGGAGGAGAAACCTGACGACGAGTACGGATGGTGCAGCACGACAAAAGGATGCATGATGCACCGGAGTGAAACATGCGATGAGTTTGAAAGGCGGGAAACTGAGTGACCGTTCAGATGATCGGTGAAGCGTTGGAAGAACTGCTTCAGAAGGCAAAGACTTATTGCGACCTGACGGAAGCACAGCAGATGTATTACGGAATCGCTGTAGACGGCGCGATTCAGGAGATGCGTGACCGCGCGCCGGAAGCGCCGATATTTCGGGACGGGAAGATCTACTGCGGATGGTGTAACAGGCGTATCCCCCGAAAAATTAAGGCGCACTACTGCTACAAATGCGGAAAGGAGATCCTGTGGAATGAAGGTAAAAGACTTCGCTGAAAAATACGGCGTGCCGTATCAAGTTGCATACGCATCCACCTGGTTGATGAAACCCGACTTTCGGATGCGCAGGGACAGGCAGTACGACGAGCAGGCGATGAAGGATGCAGTGACGGAACTGTTGAGTCAGCGGATCAAGCGGCATCAGTCGGAAGTGGAAAAGAATCAGCGGTTGTTGGAAAGGCTGAATGCTGTAACAGAAATTTAATTTCCCATAAATTGCTTTTCGTGGTATCATTAATACATAACAAAATAAGGAGGTGCCGTATGGCAAGAGAAAAAGGTGATACAGGATGACAGCGGAAGAATACTATGCTGCGCATCAGCACGCGTTCAGGAAGGCATTCGACTTTCTGAACACGCATTTCCCGCCTGGGGACAGCAAGTGGTGGGGATCAGCGGCGGATGATCTGGCGAAAGTGTACAATGGGGAAAGCCAGCTGACGATTTTCCTGTTAATGGGCGTATGGGATTATCTGAATGAAGAATGGAAGAGGAGGAACAAGGATGCTGAATCTGGAGAGGAACAGGTATAGCGGAGGACTGGACCACATCAAGATCACGGGATTTCACGACGGGGAACTCAATGAACTGAAGAGTATGGAACACCACGAAGCGGAGCAGAAGGTTGTGGAGATGCTCAACGACAGAAACCACGGCGAAGGAACCGCACTCGCCTGTGGGTATGGGATCTACGGTCTGTGGTTCGACAATGAAGCGGTGTATTTGAGCGTTGGGAATACCTGCGACTGATTTTTTATACTTATTGGCAACACAAATCGCGGTAAGGAGAGTGCGAATAATAATATGGGAGAGAAAAGGGAATTCGCAATATCAAGATATGATAACAATGTCGATTTTATACCGGAATATGTTGAAGGTGAATTTGATATCCCGTTTATCAAGCCGGAATCATATGTTGAAGCGGAGTACATCCCTTTTAATTGCGCCGGAACACAATGGTATAAGCGGGAAGACAAAGGGATCCATTTTTTCACCCACGATTACCAGTTTGAACGGCTCTGGAGTTCGCGCGAAAAGTATCGTGAAATGCTGACACAGTTTAAGGTCGTCCTGACGCCCGACTTTTCCCCGTACTACGACTGGCCGATTATGGTGCAGAGATGGAACCACTACAGGAAACACCTGCTTGGTGCATGGATGCAGGACATCGGATGCCGTGTATACCCGACGATAACATGGAGCGATAAGCGCAGCCTGGAATGGTGCTTCGACGGAGAACCATTCCGGGCGACGGTATGCGTAAGCAGCGTTGGAACGCAGAAGAGAAAAGAAGACAAGTTGCTGTTCATGCGCGGATGGGACCGGATGATGGAGGTTCTTGAACCTGAAACAATTCTTTTCTATGGGGCGATACCGGAGGAATGCTACGGAAACATTGTTCCGATGGTTGAATTTACAAAACGATTCAAGGAGACGAAGAAGCATGATCAAACTTGACTTGCAGATGTTTGCAAAGACCGCGTCCCAAATGGCGGCATACCGGGCAAGCATCAAAATGGCAAAGGGGCAGATGCCCGGGAAGAAACTGGAACAGTCACCCAGCGAAGTGGAGAACAAAACAAAGAAAGGAGAGTCCCGGGAAGATATTGAAAAGCGGATCACTAACAGCCATGGATACGTAAAAGAGATTGTGTATGGACAGAAATACACCATGTATAATTCGAACAAAAACGGAGAAAAGCTTGAGCAGTTTGACAACCATATGCCTGCTGCGGATGTGAAAGAATGGCTGGAAGGATACTCGTACAACGAGAATACCGGAACATTTACTAACGGGGAAGGCAGACATTACCTCATCAAGCTTGAAAAGAAAAAGAAGAAATAATACAGGAGGAAACAACCATGAAGAAGATTGCGATTATTGTCCTGATTGTTGTAATGATTGGAATGCTGTTTGTGCTTTCCAGCTGTTCTGATCCGCACAAGACCGGCAACAGAATCACCGGCGGGAAAGACGTGCAGACATTTACCTACTGCTATGTGGTGCTTGGCGGCAAGGAGATTGTAAGGGGAAGTATCACAAATTGGCGCGATTACGAGAACAGTGATACAGTTCAGGTCCTTGTTAATGGGAAATATTACCTGACACATTATACAAATGTCGTTATGATTGCCGATCCGGAACAAGGCGCCCTTTCATATGGAGATGTCAGTTGGCAAGGAGTTGAAGAATAATATGCCAGAAGTGAAACCTGTTCCAGGATACGAAGGAAAATATTCTGTTGATGATACCGGAGTTGTTTATACTGCACGACGTCGCGGAACATCTGGTGGAATTCTTCCACAGCGATTGAACTCATCAGGCTATTACCGTGTTGATCTTCAGGACGGAAATAAAAAACGTTCCGTATTTGTTCATCGGATTGTTGCAAAAGCATTTATAGTGAGGAAACCTGGACGGGATTATATCAACCATAAAGATGGAAATAAACTCAACAATCATGTTGACAATCTTGAATGGTGTACCAGGTCAGAAAACATAGTCCATGCATATAAAAATGGATTGATGCATGAATTTCATCCAAGTGGAGAAAAACACACAAACAGTAAGCTGACAGATAAAGAAGCAATTGAAATTTATCGTCTGCACTGTGCTGGGGAAAGTGGCATTCAGATTGGCAAAAGATTTAATGTTGGTAAAAATGTTGTGTATTTTATTATTCATGGAAAAAGAAAATTAAGCAATGGAATGACAGTTAAGCAATACATTGAAACAAACAAACCCGATCCGGAACAAGGTGCGCTGAGTTATTCGGATGTAAGTGTTGGCTGGGACAATATTAATGAGTGAGGTGAGACAATGGATATCGTTCAGGATGCAAAAGGCATACGGCTAAAATATGAAAAGGATGTATATGCGCCTGCATGTAATGGGATGAAAGTTGTGCTGGAAAACAAAGAAACGCGGATTATAGGAACAGCTTTCAGAACGGAAGCAACATGTACTATGAATGGAATCGGAGAAATGTCCGTTGATTTTTATGTGGACAAAGTGGAAGACCTGACGAAGAGAGACATTTGTCCGAAAAACCGAAACTTCTTTCAGGAATATTGTGAATACCGATATAAAATTGGTACGCAGAATGCGCTACAAGCGAAGCATGTGATCTTCAACCCGCCGGCCACGGTTGTGCTGTGGGAAGACGGTACGAAGACCGTTGTGAAGTGCGATCCGAAAGACCCGTTCGACGAGATGAAAGGACTTGCGCTGTGCTACATGAAGAAGGCCCTGGGCAATACCAGCCGGGAACTGAATAAAGCGTTGAGGAACAGATGATATGAGTAGAAGAGGATACTTTGGTATCGGGATATTCCACGGGAAAAATGAGCAGAACATAGGTACGCTGTGGCGGAGTGCCAACATATTCGGCGCGGACTTTATATTCACTATCGGGCGGCGGTATGCCAAGCAGAGTTCGGACACCATGAAAACGCCCAGACATATTCCGCTGTTCAACTTTGCGGACTGGGACGATTTTATGGCGCATATACCGTATGACTGCCCGGTGATTGCGGTGGAACTGGATGACGACAGCGTTCCGATCAAGCATTTTGTTCATCCGCAACGCTGCATTTACCTGCTCGGTGCGGAGGACAGCGGCATCCCAAAAAGCGTGCTGAATCATTGCCAGGATATTATTCAGCTTCCCGGGGATGTGTGCATGAACGTGTCTGTGGCCGGCAGCATTGTGATGTATGACAGAGTGAATAAGGAGTGACAGGACAATGAATGATCTGAAAATTCTGCCTACCGGAGGAATGGGATACGATATTGTACTGAATGGGTCCAGTCTGCAAGGCGTTACGGAACTGCACATTGATATGAAAGTGAACGAGATTCCGCACGTTCATATGACATTTTTGGCCGGAGTGCTGGATATTGAACTGCCTGAAACAAACGTGGAGGTATGCAGCGATGGTTCAGATTGATATGAATATGCCGAAAAACTGCTCCGGATGTCCGTTTGCAGAAGCCGATCTGATCGCTGGAGTGATTACATTAAGATGCGTATTACTGAACGGAAAGCGGATGTATGCGCCGGGACTGATTGACAGGAAAGACCGTCCGGACTGGTGTCCGCTGATTGAGGTGAAAGAAAATGCCGCCACATGAAACGGACTGTTCCGGAACGGTAATGTACATCCGGGATGACAGCGGAAGGTATGTCCGGCTGGACCAGCTTTCGGAACTGCGGGAAGCGGATGGCGATATGTATGACGGCACCGTGCTGCACCGGTTTTCCGAATCGGCAATGCTGACCGCGACGCTGACGCACAGGTCCGCCAGGCGGATCCGGAAGATGGTGATGAAGGCAAAGAACCGGCGGTACCGGGATCGGAGAAGGTATTTCCGGATGAAAGAAAAACACAGAAGAATACTGTTGAAAGCATCAGGCAAACCGCAGACGGTATTCTGGAAAGGAAATGCAAATGAAGATTATCGAACCTGAGTTCCATGTGTATGAAGATCTGACGGATCCAGCCGTTGTGGAAGGTATCCTGAAAAAGATTGAGGTTGTCGGGCGGAGTTGCTATGTCAGCGAGTCCGGCATATGTCCCGGATCTGCATCCGGATTCGTCCGCCGCTTGATCGAAAGAGGACATGAAGCAATGCTGGAACATGCCAGCCTTACTGTCAAGTTTATCGTGGATCGTGGCGTGAGTCATGAAATTGTCCGGCACCGGATGGCATCGTTCGCGCAGGAAAGCACTCGGTACTGCAATTATACGCAGGATAAATTTGGTAACGAGATCACCGTAATCCATCCGTTCTATCTGAAACCAGGCACGGATGAATGGCTTGAATGGTTCGACAGCTGCAACAAGGCGGAACTTGCATACATCAATATGCTGCATAACGGATGCACCCCGCAGGAAGCCAGGGCCGTCCTTCCGAACAGCCTGAAAACAACGCTGTGGGTGACGGCGAACCTTCGGGAGTGGCGGCACATCATGAACCTTAGGGCGGCCGGCATAACAGGGAAACCGCATCCGCAGATGGCTGAGATCATGGTGCCGTTGCTGAAGTATTTCAGGGAATATCTGCCGGAAGTATTCGATGATATTGAGGTGCCAAGTAATGATTGAGATTACATCATTAAGCGATGACAGGAGAACATATATCATGGAACAATGCGATACATGCGAGAATAACGGCAAGGGTGCCGATTGTTGTAAGATTACTGCAAAAGGAAAGTGTAACTACATGCCAAATAGAAGGGCAGATAAGGATGGATATACCATGATGGATTCAAACGACTACGGCGTACTCCTCAGCATCCACCCGGAGTGGGTGGAAAAGATTTTCAGTGGCCGGAAAACGTACGAGGTGCGCAAGAACAAACCAAAGATGGAACCGCCGTTCACGGTATACGTTTACTGCACACTAAGTGGGAAAGAACTGTGGAAGGGCGGGATCCACGGGAATGATAAACTCAACGGGAAAATCTGCGCCGAGTTTACATGCGATAGGATCGACAAGATCGTTGTTCGGCGTGGGATGGGCATGGTGTTGCGACGGGGAGATGAATATATCAGGTTTGGAAAAGACAATGGGATGTGCCTGACAAAACCGGAACTGTATGAATATATTGGAAGTGGACACGGTTACGCATGGCACATATCTGACCTGATCGTGTACGACAAGCCGCTGGCGTTGGCTGACTTCACATTTGCTGGATGCGTTAATCACCTGAGGTACGCTCCGCAGGGGATTGTATATGTCAATAAAATAAATCGTTGAAGGGAGAAACGACCATGGCAAAGTATCGTAAAAGACCCGTAGAGGTGGAAGCAGTACAGTGGACGGGCAACAATATTCGTGAAATCGAGTCTTTCTGTTCCGGCCCGCTGACGTTTAATCACGAGACGAAGAGCATTATCATCCATACCCTGGAAGGGAACATGACCGCATCTGACGGCGATTTCATTATTCGTGGCGTGCATGGCGAGTACTACCCGTGCAAACCGGATATATTTGAAAAAACCTACGAGCCTGTTTTTTGATGTTGAATGATACGACGAAACGTGGTACTATTAATGCAAATACGATTAGACCTTGATTAAGGGGAGGATGTCCATGAAAAGTCTGCAAATCTCAAAAAAATTATTTGTTGAAACAAGCGGATTGCATGATTCACGAAATAAAAAGAGCGAAGTAGACGAAGCAATAAGCAGTTGGTTTGATGCAAACGGATATATTTTTTACCATCGTTCATTCACGCTGATTGACGAACTGTACAAAAGCGGAAGATTTTGGATGTGGAGCGCAGAGTCCTATCCGAAACGGTTGCTTGATCATATTGATGACTGGATCGAAACTGACCTGATTACTTTTGATTACAAGTAATAAATCAATTCAGGAAGGAGGTGATTCGCTGATGGATGAAAACCAAAGTACTGAATTGATTATACCTGAATGGACGCTTCAACAGTTTGAGGATACCGATGAACCGTGGCAATGGCTCGTCCAGAAAAAGAAGGAAAACCCACGGAGATTCAAACAGATACTGAATAAAGTTAAACGCATTGCAGAAAAAGTTAAGTACAAAACATTCCTGTCCACATGGAGAGACTGGGACAAGTATGACGAAAGCGGCAACAGGGTAGATAATGCCACGAATGTTCTTTCCTTTAACGGACAGGATACAAAACTCCGTTGCGGAGAATATCTGTGCGATATATACGGTGGAATCTACCGCCAGTCAGAAGTATACGGACGGGTCGATGTATGCGCTCATCCGATCATTCCGGTTAAGCGCGTTGTCAGCGTGGACAACGGCAAGGCAAAAATGGAACTGGCATTCTGCCGTGGCAAGGATGGATGGCGGTCAATGATCGTACCGAAAACGGTTGTTGCCAGTTCGCAGAGGATTATTGAACTCGCTGATCAGAACATAGCGGTTACATCTGAAAATGCAAGGGAACTCGTTAAGTATCTGTCTACAATTGAGAGTTTGAACTACGATGATCTTCCAACACAGTTGTCAACATCGCATCTCGGCTGGCTTCCGAACGGTGAGTTCGCACCATATGCCGAAGATGTGGTTTACGATGGCAACAGTGAGGAATATCAGAGAATATTTAATAACTTTGTTTCATTCGGAAGCGAAGATAAATGGATGGAGATCGCCAAGGCTGTACGTTCGGAAGGAAGCCTGGCCGCCAGGATCGCACTGGCAACCAGTTTTGCCGCTCCGCTCGTCAAGTTCTGCGGTGACCTTCCTTTTATTATTCATTTGTGGGGTGATACCGGATGCGGTAAGACGGTCGCATTGATCCTCGCCGCCAGCGTATGGTGCAAACCGGATCGCGGCAGCGGATACATCAAAACGCTCGGCGATACAAAAAACGCCCAGGAGATATTCGCTGCGTTCTGCCAGAACACGCCAGTATTCTTTGACGAACTTCAGCTGGTAGCCGAGTACAAAACATACGATGACATGATCTACAAGCTGTGCCAGGGAACAAGTAAGGGACGCGCCACACGCGATGGAAGTCTTCGGCGGCAGAATATGTGGAGCAACTGTTTTCTGACCACAGGCGAAACTCCCATACTGCAATCGTCATCCGGTGGCGGTGCGTACAACCGATGCATTGAACTTAAGTACGGCGGTGAGCAGTTGTTCAAAAACCCTGAGTATGCTTCGTATGTGGCAGAAACCGTGAAGGAGAACTATGGGTTTGCAGGACGGAAGTTTATTGAAGCTGTCCGTAAACCGAACATGATCGAAGCAATCAAGGCGAACTTTGAGAAGTACAAAAACCAGTTGCTGTCCGACCAGACCAAGGAACCAAAGCAGGCGATGGCCGCCGCTACCATCCTGATCGCTGACAAGATCGCCGAGGCAGTACTGTTCCATGACGGAAAGTGCATTACAGTTGAAGAGATTAAAAACTTTTTAGTCAACTCATCAGAGATCGACGCAAACCAGCGGTGCTATCAGTACCTTATGAACTGGATTACGGAAAATCAGCAGCACTTTGAGGATGATGCGGAGGACCGTGGCGGTATCTGGGGCAAGTTTGAAGGAGACTACGTATGCATCAGTAAGAACAAGTTTGACGAAGCATTGCTTTCCGGCGGATTCAGATCCAGGGCATTCCTTGAATGGTGCAGGCAGAAAAACATGAGCATGTGTGAGTATCACGGACCGAACAGCAGTAACAATCGCCTTACCATCAGGACAACGCTTGGGCATGGCGTTGTAACTTGTGCAAAGATCCGTTTGCCAGGGGCAAAGACAGCAGAACAGGATGAGTATCAAGGGTATGTTGCAGTATCAGATCCGGATATGCCGTTCTGAGTTATGTACGGAAACGTACAGCCGTTGTACGTTTTGGGGAAATGAATTTTCAAAACGTACAGTAAACTCAGTGGCTGGAAGCATTGATTTATAAGGGGTTGAGAGTTTTGTTGTACGTTTGTACGTTTTGTACGTTCAAAATATTAAAGACTATAAGGGATATTTTTTATCATGTATGTTGTGGATTAATAAAAAAATCCTCGCGCGTAGAGTGAAAACAGAACGTACAAAACGTACAAAACGTACAAAATGTAGGAAAATCAAGGCTTAGACCATGTACGTTTATGTAAAAACGGAAACCCAAAACGTACAGTAACAAAAACAAAACGTACAAAAACGTACAGAAAGAGGTGAATTTTAGTGAAAACACTCATTGCGATCCCATGCATGGACACCGTGCCAGTCGGATTTGCACAGTCATTGCTCTGGCTGGAGAAGGGCGAGAACGTATCCGTACTGTTCAAGCCTAACAGCCTGGTATATGACTCACGTAACCTGATCAGCCTGACGGCAATCGAACAGGGGTTTGACCGGGTGATGTGGTTTGACTCTGACATGATGTTCACGCCGAAGACTATGAAGATCCTGCAGAACGACATGGATTTGCTGAAGTGTGACATGATTACCGGACTGTACTTCAAGCGAAACGGAGAACACCTGCCTGTGATATACGATCAGCTGGAAATGCCCACGACAGATGAGAACGGTGTCCCGGTAAAACGGATACACGAGTATGTGAACTATCCGGAAGACCAGCGGTTTCCGATACGCGGATGCGGATTCGGATGTGTACTCACCACGACACAACTGCTGAAGGAAGTATGGGATACCTACGGGCCGGCATTTGCTCCATTCCCCTGGGCAGGTGAAGACATCGCATTCTGCTACCGGGTAAATCAGCTGGAGCGTGACATCTGGTGCGACAGCCGGGTGAGTTGCGGACATATCGGAACGTTCGTATACACAGAGGACAATGTAAAGCGAGGTGAACGGAATGGGTAATGGAATCGGTACGCCTACGCCAACGGTGACATTGATTCGCCGTCTGCGCCTGATGGCGGACTCCGGCGGAATGCTCTCACGGGACAGGCTGCGTACCATTATTGAAGCGGCAGACAGGCTGGAAGACCTGGACGAGCGTGTGGCAATCATGGCGGAAGGCAACAACACATCCCTGACTCCCGAGATGTTCCCATAAGGAGGTGATGCCAGTGGTAAGAACGATTGAATGGTGGCGCGGAACGGCAACGCATATGTGGCGTACATACTTTGCCCTTCAGCGCGACGGGTTTAACTGGGAGAAACTCTCCCTTCCGGATCAGCGTATCTACGCTGTCTGTCACCATGTGTTCCTCAGCAAGTTTATCAAGACAGACCAGGATATTCTCCAGTACTACTTCACATCACGCTGGGGCGACGACATCTATGCCGTGGAAGACTATTCCCTGAAGCATGGTATCCCAATCAAGGTCATCTGGATGGTGATCCGACGTGCAAACCGCGCTGTGATGGAAGAAGTCGGGTTCCTGGAACGAAAGGAGGATGATGATAATGAATCGGTATGATGTAATCAATCACTTCGCAACCATTCGCGGGTACAAGTCATTCCTGGAGATCGGTACGCTGAACGGCGAAACATTCCGCGCAGTAAAATGCCCGCATAAAGTCTCCGTGGATCCTGTGCCACGCACAAACCCTACCTACTGCATGACATCCGATGAGTTCTTTAAAACGAACAAAGAAACTTTCGATATCGTGTTCATTGACGGCCTTCACGAGTGTAACCAGGTGTGGCGCGACATCACTAACGCCCTGAAATCACTCAACCCTGGCGGAGTCATCGTCATGCACGATTGCCACCCCACATCGGAACGGATGCAGGAACATCACACAGAGTCCCAGTACGGGTACGACTGGACCGGCGATGTCTGGAAAGCATTCGTCAAGGCACGCGCTGAACTCCCATATGAACTGTACGTCCTCGACCATGACATGGGATGCGGTATTATTGATACCACTAAACCAAAGACTACCGACACTTCATCTTACCCGACAGACATGGATCACCTGAACTACGGTCACTTCCTCGCTCATCCGGACTGGTTTAACTTCCGCCGTACATTCCTTCCGGAACGGATCGCAGTCTACTGCGCCACACGCAATCTCTACCACCAGATGGCAACCGTTTCTAAATCTCTCATCGCAAACAACGGAGCAGATCGCGTCATCTTCATCACAGAGGACGATGAGTTCCCTGAAAAACTTCCGCCCTGTATCTCTACGCTAAACCTCTCCGGTCAAACATTTTTCCCACCGTCCGGACCAAACTATAAGTCCGCATGGACATGGATGGTCATGATCCGCGTCGCATTCACCAAGCTTTTCCCATACCTCGACCGTGTACTGTCCCTTGACTGCGATATGATCGTCAATCATCCGCTCGATGAGATCTGGAATACCCAATTCGGTAACGCTTACTTCGCACTCGTCCGTGAACCGGACTGGTTCTGGAAAACTGCACCGTTTGAATACCATAAGGTTCCGTACTTCAATTTCGGTTTGTCTTTCCAGAACCTCAACAAACTACGCAAGGATAAGATGGATGACTGGATCATCTATGCCTTAAACAACCGCAAGACGCGCTTCCCTGAACAGGATATCGTTAACCAGCTATGCAACGGACAAATCAAAGAACTCCCTGAACACCTCAATACCATGCTTCAGTTCCACAAGGACATCAATCCGACTGAACCAACGATCCTTCACTACGCAGCGATGCAATGGAAAATGCTCCAGTCAGACGAGTATAAGAAGTACGAGAAGATGTCATGGGATGAAGCGCTGAAACGGCGCGATACTATCCAGAACGGAGGCGAGAATAATGGATGATAAGACCGGAACGGATCTGACAGAGGAACAGGTTACTCAGGTCGTGAAGAAAAAGAAAAACCGTGGCTCGGATTGGATGAAGGAACTGTCCGCTGACGGCGGCAATTTTGAACCGGGCGAAAATGCACGGTATATCCGGAATGCACTAGCATCATGGGATCTTCCGCCGATTGATATCTCCGATCCGGAACAGGTGAAGGAACGACTTGCAGCTTACTTCAGACATTGCGCGGAAAACGACAGAAGACCTCAGATTGTAAGCATGTGTAACTGGCTGGGAATACATCGGGATACGCTGAATCAGTGGAAAAATGGGGATGTGCGGGCCGGTACACATACCGACATCATTAAAAAAGCTTACGAATTAATGGAGGAAATGTGGACGGATTACATGACGAACGGAAAGATCTCGCCACCGACCGCTATATTTTTGGCGAAGAACTGGTACGGCTACAAGGATGTGGCAGATGTTGTTGTCACGCCGAACAACCCGATGCAGGGACTCGATGCGGAATCAGCGCGGAAACGGCTGGTCGATAGCATACCGGATGACGATGACGAGTAACTGAACGAACAGGGACGGAGCGGATTCCGTTCCTGTTTTTTAGCAAGAGCAATGTGTCACGTAATAGGACTAGGATTATATGATAAATGTACATTATGTACACTCATATCTATATTTATATATCCCCAACGTAGCAGGTTGCTTTTGCTATCCGGAGAGAATCAGCGTTCGGAGTGTGCAGCTGACGGCGATCCGGAATGGATGACCTCGGATCGTGGCAACAGAATTGCGGAACGGAACGACTGCGAAGCAACTATTCGTAAAAGCATAGTTTCACGAATAGTTGATATACCATATATTGTATGCTTCATCAGGCGATGCACGAGATGATCCGAAATGAATAAATATGCAATGGCATGCACATGAATATGCAAAAATTGCATTCATGAACGGAGCGAATATCGGCTGAATATGCAAAAAAAAGGCACAAAAAAAGACCCGCCCAGGCCGAAGCCTGAGCGGGCGGGTAGGGTAACGGAGCGGAATCAAAAGTCGGTGATCTCTTCCAGACAGAACGGATCGTTCGGGTTGGTGGTGTTGTCGATGACGGCGATCAGCGTATCAGGGTAGGCATTGCGCTGCTTCCTGGCCATGGTTTTTGCTTCTTCCAGGCTATAGCTGCCGGTTCCCCAGTCGTCTTCGCGGTTTGTTTGGACGGCGTACCAGAGGCGCGGAGCGGGATCGTCGTCCAGGGTGATGTCCTCGACGACGTCTTCCGGGGCGTAGATGACGTGCAGTTCGCCATCCAGGTCGTTGGCCTTGTTCTGCATGGCGAATTCGAAGTCTTCGTATTCGCCGGTCGGGTCAGAGATGTTCTTCCGGATCAGGTGGATGCCGTCGTTGGCCTCGATGACTGCGGTGTACAGGGTCTTTTCCATGGGTTAGTCCTCCTTCTTGTTGTCGATGATAAGAATCTTTTTAAACTCCGTGGATAGGTCTGCCCGGATCAGCTGTCGGATGTAGTCCTGCTTTGACGGAACGGATGAAAGCTTTTCGATCACGTCGGCGTCGGTCCGGTTATTGAACTTGAACGTGTAAAATGTGCAGTTTGCGCTGTCGTACTTTCGCTGCGCTATGGTGTGGTTGTTCGGCATGGTCAGTCCTCCTTGAATAGGTATGGACTTATCATACCACCGGAACGATCCGGAATCAAGATGTCACCTCCTTCGCTGCCCGGACTTCATCCGGGTAGTTTTCCTTCATGAAGTCGATGTAGTTGTCGGCGTCGTTGTCGATCTGGGATTCAAACATGTCCCAGTCGAAGCATCCGTCTTCGTCGGTGGCATCGATGACGGCGTTGTCGTGGCATTCATCCATCCAGTCTTCCGGACGGATGCCTGTTTCATGTTCGATGCGGTCAAGCGCCTTGCGGACGATGCCTGTTGTGGATCCGTATCCGATGCGGATGATAGCTTTTTTGTCCATGAGGGACCTCCTTCTCCAGCTGGTGCTGGCTACGAGAGGCGGAGGTCCGTCTCCCGGGTGCCAGGATCAGGTGGCAATTGCTTCCTTGTGACGTGTCTTCAGAACGGACGTGTCGTTTCCCGGACGTTCGTAGTGGAACGGATAGTCGACTGTGACGAACCATTCGTCATCTTTCAGCTGGATCTCGTGGATGTAACTGTTCTGGATGATGTACATTGTGTGTCCATCCACTTCGTCGTCCGATGTGCAGGTGAGATATGCCCATCCTTTTCCGATGGAAAACCAGTTGATTGTGTAGTTGATTTTTCTGGTGTCGTTGATGTCCGCCCTGCACCAGTAGCGGAACGTGCGGCCTTTCCACCAGGCCAGCGGCCGGTCCTTCAGCTTCATGCTCAATCCTCTCCTTTCGTCACCCAGCCGATGCGGGCCAGGTCTTTGTCGGACGGTTCCCAGTACTCGTCGTACTCGTCCGTGTCTGGATTGTACTTCGCAACGTATGCGCTGCAGTTGTAGATCATGTAGTCCCAATCAATGATCTGATCTTCGGTCGGTCCTTCCGGATCCCACTCTTCAGATTGCTGCCACATCCAATTAAGCAGCAGGTCAAGCGTATCCTGCTTCGCCTGGGCAAAGGATACGGAATGGAAACCGTCGCAGCAATCATCGCTGCTCCAGATGACACTCCATGTATCGCGCTTGATCGGCTTGCGCTTGCTGATCGCGATGATCGCGTTCGCAACGTCGATGTACGGAAACTGCATGCCGTCAGGGTATCCATGTTTCAAATCGGATATGATCTGTTCTCCGTCGGTTGTGCCATAGGTGTACTCATCGCATCCGTGTTCCGCCAGGACGGAACGTGCATAATCTTTGACTTCCTTGCGCATGTTATGTCCTCCGTTTCTCCGGTACTGGTACCGGCTACGAGGTCTCCGGCGGAGGCCCCGTGTGCCGAGATCAGGCAGGAACGATTGCGATGATGTCTGCCAGCGCGATTACTCTGCATTCATCCAGGATGATGTATCCTGGTTTCAGCGTGGCCGGTTCGATCTTGTTTGCGTAGAGGATGCGAGGCAGGTCGTTGCCTCCGACGGTGATGATCTTCATTACTCATCTCTCCCTTCAAAATCCAGTCCGTACTCACGGACGTTGTCGCAGTAGTCCCGGTATTCCTGCTCCATCCAACGCTTGTTCTCCAGGATCGGGCCTACGAGTTCCGCCAGGTCGATCTTCACCGGATCGGAGCGGATGTCCCATACTTCCATGTTGTCCATATATCCGCATTCCCGGTCGGTTTCGTACAACTCCGCGATCTTTCTCCCGGTCTCGATACTGGCGGAGGTTTCACCGTCGATGGTAACCTTCAGCAGGTATTCCCGGTTCGGTCGTTCGCGTTCTTCCTTTTCGCGTTTTGCCCGGGCCTTGTCCTCTGTTACGCAGTAGTTCCACACAAGCAGCATGGTTGCCGGATCGTTCAGTCCGCCGATCAGCGGTTCATCAGGATCCTGGAATTCCTGCATGCCTTCGATCTGGGTCTTTGCGTCGTCCAGATTGGTCATCAGTTCCAGTTCGTCGAGATCGGCGTATGCGTTGTACTGGAAAATTACCTCGATCTCTTCGGCCAAAGCGGCCTTCATCTTCTCTGTCATTGTTGATCTCCTCCATCTCTTGTCCATATAATTTCCGTGCCATCGGAGAACATGTCCAGTACCGAACGGGGGCGTCCTACTTCCATTATGTCGAACATTGAATCGTATTTTGTGTCTAAGTCTTCAAATGTCTGTGTCCTAACAAATTCCATTGCCTCGTTGTATTCGGACAAGTCCACCCAGTTTGTTATTTTCCTGTTTTTGTTGATAAGAATGGCGATGTCCTTGTACCCGTCAATGCTCGTATTCTTCATGACGGCGTATTGCCGACCGGTTCTAAGCTTTATGACCATTCCAGTCTTCAGATCTGATATGTTCATGCTTTTCCTCCTTTCCATTCGTCGCACAGCTTTTTCCATTCCCCGTTTGCAATGTAGTTGCTGATAAAGTCGAGCGCATCTACGAGCGACGTGACTTTTCCGATGCACTTCCTGCAGTTCGTGGGCCAGAGATCGTCTCCGATCCATTTGTGTCCTTTCTGGTAGATTAAAATCGTTCCGCCATTTTCAGAACTAATTCTCAGGATGCCTTCGATCTTGACGCTTCCGCAGTCAATGTTCAGGACCTTCGTGGTCTTCTGCCTGTTCGCTTCCATACTCTTCCTCCTTCTTCAGCGTCTGGCGCTGACTACGGGATCCCCGGTGGAGGTCCCGTGTGTCAATGTCAGATGTTCCCGCAGTCGAAGTCGTTCTGGATGTCGCACAGTTCACAGTAGAGACGTTCGCCGGCGTCGCCGGCGTCTCCGGAACCGTCGTCCTCTTCGTAGTGCGTAAGCGCAGCGCACAACCGGTCGTAGAGGTTATCGAGTCTTGTCTTATCGTCCATGCTGATCCTCCTTTCAGTACCAGTATTCGTCTGGCATGTATTCCAGTTCGTATGCTCCGTCGTTGTCCGGGCCGGTCTCTTCCCAGTTGTTGATGATGTCCATGAGCAGCAGGTCCGGGGACAGGTCTCCTTCGCCGGTCGTACTGTCGAAGATGACCGTGCTGGTGCCTTCTCCGCCGCAGGACAGGTTCCCGTGTTCGTCGAGAATGTCCGGAGCGGGTACGTATCGGATAATCCGCAGATGGTCATCCGGGTGGGCGTCGATCCAGTCGTAGATTTTCATGTTGTGTTTCCTCCTTACATTGCCGCCACACAGGCGGAGGTTGTCCACCAGTTCAGCAGGTAGTCTACCGTTTCATCCGGGTACTTGTAGATGAACAGCTTGCTCAGATCTGCGCCGTCCCGGAGGTACCCGTAGCCTTTGCCCTCCCGTTTTGGATCTGGGAGCATCTCGCAGCCGGGAGCGTCGATCAGATACCGGGACTGCTGTTTCGTTGCTGTCCGGAGTCCAAGGACTGTGCTGAAGTTGCACTTCAGAACGGTCGGGATGGTGATCGCAAGCACGTTTTGTGTGCATGCGATGACGTGGACCCGGGCCGCGCGGCCAACCTGAGCCAGACGCTGCAGCAGCGGCAGGGCCGCTTTCTTCTGCGTCGTCATCAAGTCTGCCAGTTCGTCGATGATGACGTACATGTGCGATCCGTCGTACTCTTTCGCTCCGAACGACTGCATGGCGGAAAACCGCCGGTCTGTTTCGTCGCATGCCCATTGCAGCGCGCGGATCATGTCTGCCGGTTCGGACGCATACTTCGCTACGTGCGGAAGGCGGCTGTATTCCACCAGTTCGACCTTTTTCGGATCGATCAGAACGAACTCGCACCGGAACGGGGACTGCGTATACAATAGGGAAGTGATGATCCCGTTCACGGCAACGGACTTTCCGGAGCCGGTCGCACCCGCGATCAGCAGATGCGGCCGGTCGGCAAGGTCGAGGAACGGCCGGTAAACGGAACCGGCAGGTGTCCTGTACGTGCGAGGGATGGCGTGCAGCATTAGCACTCCTCCTTTCCGATCCAGACGATGTTCTTGGTTTCAATACGGTAGTCATTGCCTTCCGGATCGTTGAAGTAGGCGTACTGCCCGTCGAATCCGACACCGGTTGTGTTGCACAGGTCAACTTCGACTTCGACCAGTCCGATCTCGTCGCGGTAGCAAATCTTCATCGTGTACATGCTTTTCCTCCTCTCGTAGGTATTTACCTATTCTATTGTAACATGGATTTTGAAATAGGTCAATACCTGTTTTGAATTTCCCGATGACTGGCATCGGCTACGAGCGACGGTGTGCGTCGCCCGGGTGTCGGTGTCAGCTGTCCTTCTTTGCAGGGTTCCGGAGCGTCACGCCGCGCAGCACTTTGATAACGGCAGCGGCGTGTCCGTTCAGCGTCAGTCCGAAGACGATGTCCTTCGCGAACTCTTCGGACATGCTCATGGCCGGTTCGCCGGCCTTCCATTCGGCCTGGTTGTGCGACGGGATCCCGGTCACGTAGCGGGCGTAGATCTCCCCGTCTTCATAAAAGAAGACACACACATGCGTTTCGAATCTCGGATTGCCCATAGATTTTCCTCACTTTCTTCGCTGTCTGGCAGCGACCACGAGCGGCCAACGTGGGCCGCCCGGTGTCGGTGTCAGAGTTCCTGATAGTACTGCACACTGGTGATGGTGACCGGACACCATGTCGCCGGGTCAATCCCGGTGACGGAGCCGTCTTCCCAGCGGGCGTCCCACAGCATTGTGCTGACGGTCTCGCCGTCTTCATCGATGTAGGTCACAACGGCGCGACGTGTGGTTGTGAAGTCTTTCAGTTTCATGCTTTCACCTCCGTGTTGTATTCCATCCACACCCGTCCGTGACGGATGCCTTCCGGTACCCTGAACGGTTCGATTCTCTGGATGTCGTACAGCGGGTACATGTATTTGACCTTCGTTTCGTCCTGCCAGTCGTATGGACTGCCGTCGTCGATGCCTGTCCACTTCTTGCATGCGTTCCATGCGTCCCGTGAGCGGGCGACGAGCGGGTCACCGATGGTGACCATGCAGCGTGCCAGGGGCGCGCCGTGACCCGTCTCTGCCAGAATGACGCGCTGTCCGATCAGGCTGCGCAGCATGTTGCGCGTCCGGGTCTCGTACAGTTTTGTCAGGCGGAGGATCATGTCAACGAACGGGAACAGACGGCAGTTGATAAAGACTACCGGGATCATTCGTCCACCTCCCATGTCGGCCAGATCGGCCGGCTGAATTGATACGGAGCCGGGGCCGCAGCCGTCACGACGAGCGGAGCGGACTTGCTTGCTGTCCGGTATACCCGGAGCGTCCCGGCGCGGTACGGTATCCGGATGTGTGTGAAACCGCCTTCGGTGCTGAAGCTGTAGCGGATTCTGTGCGCGCGCAATGCTGCGGCGGCATCCTTCTCCGTCCGTATGCCCTTCAGAATGGAGCGGATACGGTTTGCTGTTACCAGAATGTTCATATTGCTTTCCCTGCCTTTCTCCGGTATCTGGTACCGGCTACGCTGTCCGGAGTCCGGGCAGCGGGTGCCGATGTCAGCGGACGACGATCATTCCGGACTGGATTCGTGCGCCCGGGAAATACTTCAGATACTCCCGGAGCGGCGCGTTCCTCTGGTACTGGTCCGGGCCTGTCTTGCGCCCGGTCCCGGAGCGGTCGCCTTCGTATACCGTGATGTATCCGATGCCGCCGGTCTGAGTCACGATGTGCTGAATCCATGCGGCGATACTTCCCACTTCAAGGTCGTTGTCGATCACGTTCAGCACGTTGCTGCAGATGACCGTCATCGGTGTGTGGGTGTGCAGCGCGATCCGGACGAGTGCCAGAGTGTCCCGGTTCACCTGTTCTGGTTGATTGAACGGGTCGTATGGCAGGTATGCCAGATGCCCGGGAAGTGCTGCCCGGATGTGATCCGTATACCGTCCGCATCCCCAGTCCAGAACGACCTTCCCGGTGAAGTACGGTACCCGGCTGTATATCGCCGGGAGTCGACGGCTGTTGATTGAAGTCGCCGCGCTTGTGCATGTTTGCGCCATGTTTCTTTCCTCCTTCTTCAGTGCGTCTGGCACTGACTACCGGCTCCGGTGTCCGGGGCCGGTCTGTCAATGTCAAGCTGTGCGTGCTGTCCGGTGTACGTTGCGCCATGCGGAATGCATGTCGTATGTATCCGGAAGAATGAACGGTTCGGGCCTCCGCTGTCTGGCCTGTGCGGATTCTATCCGCTGCCTGATTCGTCTGGCATCCAGTTCCTCGACGGTCTCGGATTCGGTCAGCGACCGAATGGCCTGATTGATCATGTCCATCATGTTTCTTTCCTCCTGCTTTTTGTTGGGGGACTATCGCCCCGGGACTGCCTCCGTCGGAGCGGGGACAGTACCGGGGCGGCCGCCGGAGCGGCCGCCCTTCGTGATTAGCTGATCCGGAGCGGACGAGTTACCGTCTGCGTCATGTACGGGGCCAGGACTTCCGCCGGGAAGGCGGCCTTGACTTTCGTCGTGTCCAGGCGGTTACTCGTGACCGTCTTATATGTGACCTTGTACGGCCCGACGGTCGCGGTTTCGGTCTCGCCCATGGCGGCCTTGATTTTGTCCTGTGCGGCCTCGATGGCGGCGTCAAGTTCCTCGCGCATCCGCTTCAGTTCCTGAAGTTCCTGAATGTCCCGGATCATCATCGCATCGTTACCCATTGTTTTTTCCTCCTCTTTTTTTGTGGGACTATCGTCCCTGACCATCGTCCGGAGCGGACCGGGCGACGGTCAGGGACGGCCGCCGGAGCGGCCGCCCTTGTCAATGCAGGTCGACTTCAGATGTCTCACCGAACGGGCAACCCCGGCCGGCCTTCAGACACGCTTCGCAGTTTCCGGGACATTTCCATGCGTCCGGATCGTGTTCGGTTCCGGGCATGACGCATCGGAATGTCGGCATGTTGTACGGGTTCGGGCATTCCATGCCTTCCCATATGGAAAACATGACGGACAGGTTAGCGGGCAGGTTTTCTTTTCCGTTGTCCTTCAACCACTGGTTAACCGCATAGTAGTTTTTTGTGTATGTCCAGAATATCCAGTCCGGATGATTCCGGGCGATTTTAACCATACGGTCGAAGTAGTCAGTATCCAGAATGTCCCCGGATACATGCCATCTGAAGTACTTGTGCGCCCTGCATTTTGAGATGTACCTGTCAATCTGGGCGAATGTCGCCGCCCTGTTTAGGTACATCATAGCAGTATTCTCAGCGCGCGCTATTCGTACGTTTAAGTACTGCCAACATGCTTTAATGTCGTAGCAGTACCGGACACATCCGGAGCAGTTTGCGCATGTATGGCCCGGGGCCATGCTGAAGTTATGTGTGCGGCCTATCTTCGAATTTCCTTTACTTATGTGTAACTTCAATTCGTCATAGGGTCGCGCCATAAAGCTGTCAATCAAGGCGCGCAGGGTCGCGAGGATGCGCTGTAAGGTTTCAAACATGTACATTTTTCATTCCACCTTTCATTTTTTGTTCGCCTTGACAGGCGTCCGGAACCTATGCATTTTTCATGGACTCCGGACGCCTGTCATGTTTTTACATGACAGGCGGAGGAAAAAAGCAGGTTTTTCTTTACGGCGTTGTTCAGCGGAATCAGCGAGACCCGTTACGTCAATCTCACAAGTTGTGAGACCGTCCCTGCTAGGGACTATGCTTTGCTTTGTCAAGGCGCTTAGCGTTGGGACTGCTCCAACGTTGCCCGCGTCGTTGTCTCCGACGCGGCCCGTCGTCGTTGCCTCCGACGGCCTTCCGCTTGTTCGTACCGTTTCCGCAACTTCTCCCGGTTAACGTTTACAGGGTTATCAGTGGCCTTCTGGCTGAGCAGCGTTTCCGCTGTCCGTTGACTCTGTCCGGCCCTGTGTCGCCTTCCGTTGTCCGTTGCGGTTAAGTTGTCAAGGTTCGTTGTCGGTCGTTCGGTTCCTTTTGACAGTGTTATCATAACACTAATTCGTTATCTTTTCAATATATTTTGTTTTTCATGTGTAGGTTTGTCTTTTTCTTTTCTGATGCGTATAACCCCATGGGACTACCCATGGGGTTATACGTGACTAACTAATACAGGCTTGTTACCCCCTCAACCACCCAAAAGTCAAAAAAGGTTGACACGAACACGAAATCGTGATACTATATTTATGATCAATTTTCGGAGGTGGATTTATGAACGAGAAGGAAATTCTACGGGAAGCGATGGCTCTGTCCGGGACCAGCCAAAGTGAACTGGCAGATAGGCTTGGTTATTCTCATCAGAGTGCGATTGGCAACCTGTTTAATACGAAGGTCAGAAACAGTATGCGCGTTGATATTCTTGTGAAAATGATCAACGCGATGGGTTACGATCTGATTGTTCGCGGCCGCGAAGAGGTGCATGCTCCAGGCGGCGCATCGTACATCCCGGAATGGAAGGTCAGCTGCAATGGAAGCAAAGAGTAATAGCATGACGCGGGAAGAAAAGGAGTACCTGGTATCGAAGGTGACAGATTTGCTGATGCGTGACGTGCTGAGTCGGGAAGACTCAGTAATCATCCTCCGGATATGTTCGAACGCATGCGACCGCAGGATCCGTGAACTGGAGCGGAGCGAACCCACCCGGGTCGAAAACGTGCAATAGGTTCTAAGAAAGTTGGTTTTGAAAAATCCCGAAAAATGCAAAAAGGGGGCATGTGGTTGATCACGATTTTCATCGGATTACTGGGCGGGATACTGCTGGTGGGAATGGCGTTGGAGGGCAACTGGGGCGCGTTCGGGTTATGTGCGTTTATCCTTTTGTTTTTGTGGTTGTGCGCGTCTGATGAGCGGAAGGACTGGAAAGCGTACCAGAACCGGCGCGACTACTGGGCAATGAACGGCGCGGACCGTGCCAGAGCGAGGAAGCGATGGCAGGACGAAGCGAAGATGCAGGACATGCGCATGCGTGCCGCGGCGGAGGAACGCAGGGCGGCCAGGATGAGGAAAGAGATGAGCGAGAGCCAGCGGGATGAATCGGAAAGCACGGTCCGATGCTTTGTATGCGACAACTGCCACAAGGCGGTATGGAACGCAGGACATTTTTGTTTAGTGGGCGGAAAGCCTGCGATGGTGTATTACTGTCCGGAGTGCGGAAAGTGCGTAATGATCGTCAGGTAAGATAAGTAAGACGCAGAATTGCGGGAATGAGCGGTGAAGAGCCGCTTGTTCCCGTTTTTTTATTAAGGGAGAAATGAGAATGGTAAAGATTGATATGGAAATGCCGCTGGAGTGCCACGAATGCCCGTTCCAGCTGAAGTTTAAGGATGGCGAAGCGGATGCGTTTTACATGCGCAGGTGCGTTATTGAAAACAGGCGCATTGAGTATCCGCGGCCCGAGTGGTGTCCGCTGCGGGAATGTGAGGACACAAATGGCCTGATTCATAAGATTGGTTCAATTATTACGGTTCACGGGCAGAGCGACAGGCGGTTTCATCTTGGAGAGATCATCAGGTACGCTCCGAGCGAAGTGGAGAAGATTCTGCTTGAGCATGTGGACGAACTGAAGTAAAGGCGGTGTCGGCATGAACGAACTGGAACTGATCCGGAAGAGCATTGACCGGCATCCGGACGACGCGCCGGTGTATCGGGACGCACTGGCCGTGCTGTACGAAGGGATTGAGCGCGGGGAAGCGTGGCACGGGGAGAACCGTGAACTGCGAAAGAAGATCAGCGGAGCGATCAAGCGTGCCGGTGATCAGCGAAGTGCGGAGATCCTGAATGACACGTACTATAAGAGTTTGTTGATTGACGCGCCTTATGATTATGACAGTTTTCTGTTGTATCTTGAGAAAAACAGGAAACCGGAGGACAGGTTTTATCTTCCGAGAAGGAAGGTGCTGCGTCCGATTGTGGAAGCGTTTCAGGAGGTTGCGGACGGCAAACTGGATCTACTGACGGTTAGTCAACCGAAAAGGACCGGCAAGACAACTCTTGGAACGTGGTTTGTGCTGTTCCGCGCGGGACAGCATCCAAAGGGAAGCAGCGTATGTTCGGGCGCTGGGGATATGTTGGTAAAAAGTTTCTATACGGGGATGCTGGAGGTACTTCAGCAGACGGATAAGTATGCATACTATGATATTTTCCCTGAGGCGAAGCTTGTAAGTACGAACGCTGATGAGAAAACGTTCAACCTGATGGAAAAGAAGCGGTTTGCAACTGTAACGTGCCGTCCGATTGACGGACAGATTACAGGATCAACGGAAGCTACACCGGATGGGTTGATCTACCTGGACGATGCCGTAAAGAATGAGGAAGAGGCCGTAAACAGGGATCGTCTGGACTTCTTGTGGGACAAGGTACGCGGCGATATTCTGGGCCGCCGGCTGGAAGGATGCCCGATTGTTGCCCAGGGAACGCGGTACAGCCTGTATGATCCGCTGGGAAGGCTGCAGGAAGTGGCACCGGAGATGAACTGGCGAACAAAGATTCTGGAGATCCCTGCGCTGAATGAACAGGATGAAAGTAATTTTGAGATTACGTTACACGGGAAAAAGATGTTCACGAGCGCATACTACCAACACGAACGCGAACTGGTGACAGAGATGCAGTGGATGAGCCAGTTTCAGCAACAGCCGTTTGAGGCGAAGGGACGGTTGTTCCCCGAAGATCAGTTGAACCGGTTCTTCAAACTGCCGGACCGTGATCCGGATGCGATTGTTGCAGCGTGCGATACTGCCGAGAAGGGCAGCGACAGCGTTTGTCTTCCTGTGGCGTATATTTACGGGGACGACGTCATGATTGCGGACTGCGTGTTCAGTAACGCAACGCCGGAGCATACAAAACCGGCCTGTGCGAACGTGCTTGTACGGAACAAGGTTGCGGTGGCACAGTTTGAAAGCAACAGCGCGGGTGAGTATTTTGCCAGGGACGTAGAAAAGCTTGTGCAGAAACAGGGGGGTAAGACAAGTATCCGTCTGAAGCGAAATCAAACAAAAAAGACTACCCGGATTGAGGTGGAAAGTGATTATATCCTGAAACATTTCTATTTCCTGGACCAGTCGATGTATAAGCGAAACAGTGATTATGGGATGATGATGCGGGAGTTTACGACATACACGCGCAACGGAGCCGTGAAGCACGACGATGCACCGGACGGACTAAGCCAACTTTCGGATTTGATCAGGAATACGGTAAGTCCGAAGGCAAAGGTGTTTGCGCGACCGTTTTAAGGAGAGACATGAATGTATAATAAAGGCAAGCCAGCACCGAATGCTAAATACAACAACCCGGAATTCATTGGCAAAAAATTTGGACGATTGACCGTGCTTGAGATCAATCACGCCATGCAGGGAAAGTACAATAAGTGGATGTGGAAGTGCAGATGCGACTGCGGAAACATTGGAGAATATCGCAGCGAATATGTTTGCAGTGGCCATACGACGTCATGCGGATGCGCATTGCTCGATAATAAATCAAACCTACAACACGGAGAATGCAAAAGCAGATTACATACAATCTGGTGCGTAATGCGTGAGCGTTGCAGGCCGGGTCACATGGCTTCCCATTGGCATGGAGATCGTGGGATCTCGGTATGCCAAGAATGGAATGACTACAAAACGTTCGCGAAATGGGCGAAAGAGAGTGGATACAATGACACGATGAGCATTGAAAGAATAGATAATGACGGAAACTATTGCCCGGAAAACTGCAAATGGATTCAGCGCCCACTGCAGGCAAGAAACAGAAGGACAACTATGTATGTTGATTATAACGGAGAAAGAATGTCGTTGGCTGAAGCATGCGAACTTGCAAACGTTCCGTACAAACAAACATGGGAAAGAATTAAACGCCTTGGTTGGCCTGCTGAGAAGGCATTATCAATACCGATTAACGAAACCAGAAAATGGAAGAGAAGCGAAAGATTCTGCAAGCAGGCTTTTAATTTACCATCTGATACCGCGAAATGTGATTAAAATATTACGAAACGCTTGACAACATACAATATCTTGTGTAATAATGCATGCGAGGAATACTGTTCTGTTTTCTTCGTGACCCTGTGAAGAGACGGAGTACTGAGACGCTGAATGGCGAGAGATCGTTGGTTCAGCGTCTTTTTCTATATCTGCGGACGGAGGTGAGCGGGTTGGGCCTGGAAGTCTACGACGTCAGTACGACGGCAGGGGTGAACTTTGACACCGAAATCGCAAAGAGGCTCCGTGGCCGCAAACAAATATTCTCATCGGTGGAGGAAGTCACGGACGAGAACGTGATCGACGTGCTGACAAAGGCGCTTCCGATTCATGAACTGAACCGGGCGGAAGAAATCTTCCTGAAAAACTACGAGCGCGGCCAGCAGCCGATTCTGTACCGCCATAAGCAGTACAACGCGGAGATTAATAACACGATTGTGGTAAATATCGCCAATGAAATCGTGACGTTCAAAACGAGCGAGTTCGCGGGCGAACCCATCATGTATATCTCGCGCGGAAGCGGTCAGCGGGAAAAGGCCGGCGAGATCTCCGACGTTCCGGATAAGATCGCGCAGATCAACAGCATGATGGTCAGCGAGGACAAGCAGAGCGAAGACTACAAGCTGGCATACGAGATGTTTACCTGCGGTGTTGGGTACCGGCTGGTGCTGCGGGACGACAAAGGGAAGTCTCCGGACTACCTGGATGAAGCGCCGTTTGAGATTCATGTGCCGAACACGGAAAACACGTTTGTGGTTCGCCGGAGCGACGTGACCAAGCGTGTGCTGATGGGCGTCACGTATGTGTATCGCGGGGAAAACAGCACGGATCCGGAGTACGCGGTGTACACGCCGAACGTGAAATACACGATTGCGGCGGCGGACGGCGAGTCCATGAAGATCATTAAGCGTGAACAACACAACTTCGGCATGGTCACGCTGATCGAGTATCCGTGTAATCCGAACTACATGGGATCATTTGAGCCGGTCGTGCCGCTGATGGATGCGATCAACCTGACGCAGAGCAACCGTCTGGACGGTATCGAGCAGTTCATTCAGGCGCTGATGGTATTCGACGGTGTGGATATTTCCCGGGAAGACTTCCTGGAACTGAAGGATCTCGGCGCGATCAAGCTTCCGGCGACACAGAATGCCAGCGGCGGCAAGAAACTGTACTATCTGAACGAGCAGCTGGACCAAAGCCAGACGCAGACGCTCGTAAACGATATGTACAAGACGATCCTGCAGATCGTTGGCATGCCAAGCCAGGGCGACGGGAACAGCAGCGACAGCAGCAATAACGGCGCGATGATCCTGAAGAACGGCTGGTGGCACGCGGAAGCGCGGATGCTTGAAACGCAGAGCATGTGGCGCAAGGCGGAAACGGATTTCCTGAAGGTTGTGCTGAAGATCTGCGCGGACGGGAACCTCATCAGCGGCCTGAAGATTAGCGACATGGAGCCGAAGTTCTGGCGGCAGAGTTACGAGGATCTGCTGGTGAAAACCCAGAGTTTCAGCACGCTGAGGACGAGCGGAATGCCCGCGATTCAGGCGTTTACATTCAGCCATCTGAGCCGCGATCCGGAAAGCGACGCGCTGGTGTACGAAGAGTACCAGGCGCGGCTGGCTGCCGAACTGGACCGGCTGAACGGCGTTGCGGAAGGGTTGCCGCTGGACGAGAACGACACAGTAAACCCGACAACGACGGAAGGCGTGCAGGCCGAAGCGGAAACGCAGGAAAACGAGGACGGATCCGGAAAGAGCGAGGGCCAGTGGGCCATCTGCCCGGTATGCGGCAAGCGGTTCCTGAAGAAGGAAAGCAACCAGGTGTACGACTCCATTGCGTGCGCGAACAAGGCGCGGCGTGACAGCGGGGTCGGGTTCAGGCGGTGACGCCGGTGAACGTAGAGAAGGTCGGGTATTACGAGGCCTGCGACGAAGCCATCAAAGCGATGAACCGGGAGAACCTGGAAGCGTTCGGTAAGCTGAAGATGGCAAGGTGGGATGAGGTAAACGTCATCCGGACGGTCACGTCAGTTTACCGGAAGAGCGCGAAGAAGGCGCGGCAGCGGTACTACGAGGTGGCATTTGAAGCATACCTGCTGATGATGGCGATGTGCGACGTAGATCCGAAGAAAGCACATCGGATGGCGGAAAAGGCGATCACGGAAGTCTGGGTGGACCGGATCCTGTCAGAAACGGACTTCGTTACGCTGTACCGGTTTGACGCGGAAACGGAGCGCAAGGCGTACCGTCTGGCGGAAACGCTGGAAGTTGCAAGCGACCGGGACGCGGAAATCAACAAGGCGCTCCGGTACTGGAGCCAGCAACTGGGGCAGTACGCGATCAACTTCACGGACTATGCGATGATCCAGGCAATGGAAGACGCGGGCGTGGAGGAAACCGAGTGGGTGACGATGAAGGACGAGAAGGTTTGTCATTCATGTGGCCCGCTTGATGGCAAAGTTTTCCGGTTGGATGAGATCCCCACAAAGCCTCATCCCGGATGCAGATGCAGGCTTCAACCAAGAGTCAAGTGATGTAAACGCAATTTGCGATTACATAAATGCGAACCTTATCAATTGAAGATGGAAACTTGGCGGATAGGCCGACGGGCCGAAGAGTGGAGACGCCTTACCACCTGCCGCCAAGTAACCATAAAGGCGAACTACGGAGGCGATAGTTATGGAAGAAATTTGGAAAGACATCGAAGGGTATGAGGGATTTTATCAGGTGAGTAATTTGGGGAATGTAAAAAGCTTGAATTATGCGCATCGTGGATATCAAAAAAACCTTGTCCCAAAGTGTAATAACAGTGGCAGGCTTTGGGTTGAATTAATTAAATACGGTGCAAGAAAGCCAATGCTCATTCACAGACTTGTTGCGATGGCGTTTATTCCAAACCCATGCAACCTTCCACAAATTAATCACAAAGATGAAAACCCCAAAAACAATGCGGTTGATAATCTGGAATGGTGTACGAATAAATATAATGTTCAGTACACGGTCGATAGGCATCCTGAATGGTTTAGACGGGGAGGCAATCCCGGAAGAGAAAGAAATAGCAAGTATCACAGAATGCCGATTAATCAGTTTGATAAAAATGGGAATTTGATAAAACAATGGGCAAATGCAAGAACGATATTTGTTCAAACTGGGATGAGTGATTGGAGCATTGCTGAGTGTTGCAGAGGAAAAAGACACACGGCATATGGTTTCAAATGGCAATATGCCATATGAAATAAACATCGGAGAGAACCGATGCAAAACAAACGCAGGCTCTGAGAGAACAGAGGATAATCAAACGCAAATCATTACGGAGCGGAGATGCTACCTAAAAAGCGCAAGGGGGACTGAGCATGTTGAAGAATCAGAACGGTTATTGGATGAGTCCGGGTTTCTGGGCAATGTTCGCGCCGGATGGCGGAGACGGTGCTGGCGGAGATGGAACTCCCGCCGGTGACGCAGCACCCGCAGGCGGAGAAGCATCCGGAGACGGCGAAAACGGGGCCGGCAAGGGCGGTGAAGACGGAAAGTCGGGCGAGAATTCAGCTGAAGCGCTGAGCGCCGAGATTGCCCGTTTAAAAGCCGAAATGGCGAAGCAGAAAGCGGCGATGGACAAGGCGACCAAGGAAGCCGGAGACGCCAAGAAGGCCCTGAAGCAGAAGATGACCCAGGAAGAGATTGACGCGGCTGCCAAGCAGGAAGCCGAGGAAAAAGCCGCCAAGGAACTGGACGAACTGCGCAGGGAGGTTGCCAAGGGCAAGACCGTGAAGACGGTGATGGGCAAACTCGGACTGGACGAGGATGCCGCCGGCAACCTGGCGGATCATCTGTACGGCGCGGCGGACATTGACAACGCGCTGCTGGAGATCCAGAAAGCGTGGCAGGCGAAGGAAGCTGCGCTGCGCAAGGAGTTCGGGAAGATCACCGGCCCGGGCGCGGGTGCGGACAGCAACAGTCCGGAAGCACAGGCTGTCCGGCGGGCCGCTGACATCGGCAAGGCCCGGAACGCACAGAACGAACAGGCTCAGAAAGCCATGAACGCCTATCTACGGTGAGACTGAAATCGGTCAGTCTGACCGATAGGAAATATAAACCACTTTACGAAAGGAGAAACAGGTATGAATTACTCCAAGACCAGCTATGGCGGAACGATTGAAATTCTGGCCAGCAAAGACTTCCAGGCGATTCCTGTGACGGTCGCTGAACCCGGAGCCGGCACTGTCGTGAAGGCCGGAACCCCGCTGAACGCGAGTGGCGAGTCCACCACCGGCAGCGGTGCCGTCGGCATCCTGCTGTACGACGTGGATACCGCGAAGAACCCGAACGGCGCGGCGGTTGTGCAGGGCATCATCGACGCCACCAAGGCCCAGAGCCACAGCGGCGTATCCTATGTTGACGCGCTGTACAGTGCGCTGCCCGGAGTTGTGTTCCGGACCAACATCGGCGCACAGGGCGAAACCGGCGAGACCGGGGAAACCTGATCGGAGGATAGCCGATGAAAATACTCGTTGCCGTACCGACGTTTGAAACGATTTATCCGGACACCTACAAATCGCTGTGGGATCTGGACAAGTGCGGGCATGAGGTGCTGTTTGACAGCGTGCGCGGATACGATGTCGCGACGGCGCGGAACAGGATTGCCCAGCGCGCGCTTGAACTGGAAACGGACTGGCTGCTTTCGGTGGACAACGACGTGGTGCTTCCGAAGGATGCATTGAAACTGCTCATGGAGGACGCGCGCGACGTGAACCTCGGATACTACGCGCACAGGGACCCGAAGAACAACTACACAGGCCGGATGTGCGTGTGCAGGCTGAAGGACGCGGAAGGGAACGAGTATTACCACTATCCCAAGGAATCGCAGTACACGGCGAACGAACTGCACGCACTGGCGGCTGCCGGGGAGAAGAAGATTGAGATCCACGGCGGCGGCATGGGATGCGCGCTGATCCGGACGGAAGTCTTCCGGAAGACCTCGTACCCATGGTACGACTGGGTGAATTACGGGGACAGAAACCGGGGAATGCTGAGTGAAGACCTGTACTTCTGCTCAGTATGCAGGGCAAGCGGGATTGCGATTCATGCGGACGTCAGGGTAGGATGCGGACATATGTTCCGGTATATCCAGTACCCTGAAGATCTGTAGTTTTTTTAGCCTGTGGTTATTACGAAAAGAGGTACAGGTACCACAAAGAAAGTTATGAAAGGAGAAAAACACTATGCTGTTTGATGGACTGTTTAGTCCGGCCGCCATCGGCGCAAACTGGACTGAGAATGTCAGCAACCGGATCCCCTATCTGGGCGAAGGACTGTTTCCCGCCCGCAAGCAGGCTGGCCTGGATCTGAAATGGATCAAGGGAAGCAAAGGTATTCCGGTATCCCTGATGCCCACCGCGTTTGACGCGAAAGCGACCTTCCGCGACAGGATCGGCGTGGAAAAGGTTGAAACCGAAATGCCCTTCTTCCGGGAGGGTTTCAAAATCAAGGAACGGGATCGTCAGGATATCCTGCGCGCGCAGAGCGCCAACGATCCCTATGTGAACGCCGCCATCGCGCGGGTGTTCGACGACGCCAACGAACTGATTGAAGGCGCGCTGGTTGTCGGTGAGCGTGAACGGATGCAGCTGCTGTTCCCGGTGAACGGCAACGTCGGCATCACCATTCAGGCGAACGGTGTGGATTACACCTACAACTACGACCCGGATGGCGCGTGGAAAGCCAGCAACTACTTTGAACTGGAAGGCGATGACAAGTGGTCTGCTCCCACGACCTCTGATCCTTTCGGCGACATTCAGGATGCGAAGGATGCCATCGCCGCGAAGACCGGTTCCGATCTGCGGATCATGGTCATGAACAAGGCGACCTTTAAATACCTGCGGAACAACACGAACATCAAGAACCGCTTCCTGACCAAGAGCGGTGCGGCGTTCGGCTACCTGACGGATGCGGAGATCATCCAGATCCTGAAGGATACCAACGACCTGGATGGCATCGTGCTGTATGACAAGCAGTTCCGGAACGAGAACAAGGTTGCGGCCAAGTTCGTTCCCGATGGCTATGTCGCGCTGATTCCGGCCGGCTCTCTGGGCGAAACCTGCTACGGCACCACGCCCGAAGAAGCCGACCTGATGGGTAAGGGCATTGCGCAGGTTCAGATCGTGGAAACCGGCATCGCCGTGACCCAGATCGTGGATCCGCATCCCGTGAACCTGAACACCTTTGCTTCCGAAATCGTCCTGCCCAGCTATGAACGGATGGACGAGGTTGCCGTGCTGAAGGTTTATTGATGACATTTCAACCTGAGCGTTCGTGAGTGGCGGGCGCTCAGGGCAGATTTCATATGAAAGGGGATTCACCATGATTGCGACGCACAATATCAAGGTGAACGGCATGTGGATTCGCGCCGGGGAGCAGTATGGCGAACCGGAAGCGAAGCAGAAAGCAGAAAAGGTGGCTGAACCCGTAGCGGCGGAAGAACCGAATGCGGAAGAACCGAAGGCTGAAAAGCCGAAGACGGCGTCTCGCCGGAAGACCACCAAGTAAAGGAGGCGGACAGGATGACCGATGAAAAGAAACTCAGTATGCTGCGCAGTATGCTGGGAGACGACGAAATGGATGACGGCATCCTGGAAGTCTATCTTGAAATTGCCGGACAGGCGATCCTGAACCGGATGTATCCGTACAAGACGAACTATGACGGACTGACGGTTCCGGACAGGTATGTGGCGATCCAGCTGAAGGTCAGTTGCTACCTCATCAACAAAATTGGCGCGGAAGGCGAAATCCAGCACATCGAAAACGGAATCCATCGCAATTACGGTGCGTCGGACATTCCGGACGGGATGCTGAAGGACGTCGTACCGTTCTGTCAGGCGATCCGGTAAGGCGGTGGTGACATGCGGCTGCTGAGACGGAACACGACAGTATTTGAGTACCTGCCCTATGACGGCACGGAAACCGATCTGAACGATGACGGTGAACATACCGGGGAGTTTCACCCGGACTACGGCACAGCGGTGACGTACAGGGGCAATATCTCCACGCCGAGCGGCCAGACCGCGCACACGTTCTACGGCGAGGACATCCGCTACACGCACATGCTGGTCATGGATAAACCGGATGCGGCAATCAACGAACACGGCGTTGTGCTGTGGAAGGGCCACCAGTACGAGGTGACGGCGGTGCGGCCGAGCCTGAACGTTCTGAACATTGCGCTTCGGCGCATGACGGAAGACAACGGCGAACCGTATGTGCCGGACGAAGAACCCGTGACCGGAGAGACCGGCGGTGATGAACCGTGAGTTATACCCTGAAGAACATTGACATGACTCTGGACGAGAGTTCAATCGAGAAGGCGATCAGGGAAGTCAATCGTTTTGCGGAACAGCTTCAGGATGCACTGGACGGTCTGTGTGAACGGCTTCTGGACGAAGGCGTTGAAGTCGTGAAGATGCAGATCCTGGCCATGCCGGCCGTGGACACCGGCGCGCTGATGGCGAGTATTGGCCACGGCGCATTCGACCGGACAAGCGGTACCGGAGTGATCTATGCCGGAGCGTACTATGCGATGTTTGTCGAGTTCGGAACGGGAATCGTAGGCAAGGCCAATCCGCATCCGATGGCCGGCAAGGTGGACTCCGCTGTGCTTGGCATGAACGGATCCGTGTACGACCGTTACGATACAAACAAGCACGGGAACGATGGCTGGTTTTACAGGGCGGTGGGCGAGAACGGATACAGCTGGACGAAAGGTATGCCGGCCAGACCGTTTATGTATAACGCCGGGATCACGCTGGAAGGATACGCCAGGGAACACGGGGCGGAAATCATTGCGGAATACATCAGGAGCGGGGGTTGACGAAGCATGATCGACTATGAAGTGAAAATCTTCAACAGGGTTCACGCAAAAGTCGCTCCGCTGTGTGCCAAAGGCAAGTTTGTCAGCACGATCATTACGGAGGAGCCGACCGGATTTCCGGCGGCCAGCCTAATCGAGATCGATAATCGAACCGTGAGCGCGCGTCAGGGCAGTACTCCGAAGGAAAATTTCGCTCTGATTACATACCAGCTGGACGTGTATGCCACCACGAAGTCCAAGTGCCGCGAAGTGTTCGCCACCGCAGACGAATCCATGATTGCCATGAACTTCAACCGCGTAAGCGGACAGTACATGGACAATGCTGGAAACACGAAAGTGTTCCGGTACGTGGCGCGTTACAATGCGGAAATTGATCCGGACGGAAACATCTACCGCAGAAAGTAACGGCCGCGAAACTGAATACATGAGAGACGCATGATTTGCGGGTATGGATTCTATCCACGCTTTCATGCGTTTTTGCTATCCATCACAACGAAAGGAGACAAAGACTATGCCCAGTGTAAAAGGTATTTCGACCTATCAGACTTACCTGATGTACAGGACGACCACGAACGGCGACTATGCCAAGCTGATCGACATCACGTCCTTCCCGGATCTGATTCCTCCGAAGGAGAGAATCGACATCACCTCGCTGAGTGACTACATGCGTAGACTGTAATGCGCCTTTGCCCGGTAACGGGCATAGCAAACCTGTTTAATTGCCGGAAACTCTCCGCATTGATACCGGGTGCGGAGACAATCGGCAGCCAAGGCTGGAAACGGCAAGGTTCAACGACTATCCCGAAAGGGAGTACGCCGCAAGCGATTGGCGGCGGAAATGGCAGGGATCCGGAAACGGATCGTGAGATAGTCTGATCTCCATGGCGACATGGAGCAGTCCGAAAGGACGGTTGCGGAGCAGCGACCCGCAGCGAACACAAGTGGTTTACATCAGCGGTATCGGCGATACCTCCGAGTTCCAGTTCGGTGCGAACTACACGCCCGAGAACTATGCGAAGGTGAAGGCCCTGGAAAACAACGTCTACGGTTACGCCGTATGGTTCGGCGCGTCCGGTTCCGCAGGTTCGGAAGATCCGGACGGCCACTACGGAAAGTTCAGCTGGACCGGCGACATCTCTGCGGGTATTTCCGGCGGTGGCGTGAACGAAGCGGTTGGTATGACCATTAACTGCACGCCCAGCACGGTTGTTGTGTACAGTTCCACCTGATGAGCAATGCCATGGGGGAGGGTATCCTCCCCCGTGGCAACGGTCATAAACACACATGAGGAGGCATTGATATGCCGAGAAAGACTGTGCCGATTGATTCGGCGAGAAAGGAAGGCAAGCCAATGGCTGCGGAAAAAAAGGATTTCACCAAGGTTATTATCGGAGACAAGGAAGGGAACAAATACACGCTGGAGTTCAATGCCCGCGTGGTGAAGAACATGGAGCGGAGAGGGTTCAAGATTGACACCGACTATCCGCACTCGATGATCGACGATCTGTTCCTGGGCGCATTCCAGATGCACCACAAAAACATTATGCCGGAGCGCGTGCGCGAGATCTGGAAACAGCAGACCCACAAGGATGATCTGCTTGGCATTCTGACCAAGCTGTACATGAAACCGCTGGAGGATCTGATGGCAGAACCTGAAGGCGACGAGGAAAACGAAACCCCTACGTGGGAGACCGTCTGACAGACGATCAGAAGCAGACGGAGTCCCGTTCGTATGGAGATATCTTTGACGAACTGTTTCCACACTACCTGCTGATGGGCATGACCCCGGAGCAGTACTGGGACGGCGAGAGCGGACTCAAGAAGGCATACCGGAAAGCATACGAAATGAGCGTGGAAATGGAGCAGCGGAATGCGGACCGGAACAACTGGTACATGGGGCAGTACATGATGGCGGTGCTGCAGAGCGTGCCGTTGCTTGTGGGCGGACTGAACGTGAAGCGTGGAACGCAGCTGCCTGAGTATCCGAAAGAACCGTTCCTGGAGAAGGCAATTGCCGAGAAGAAACAGGAAGTCAAAAAGAAACGCGAAGAAGACCAGATGAAACTTGCCATGGCGATGTTCCAGGCGAGTATCGCCAAGTTCAACAAGAACGTTGAAAAGCGACTCGCAACGGAAAAGAGCAGGCAAACTAATACTGGGCAGTAAGAATATGGGGCGCGTCAGCGAGGAGGAATCAGGCTATGGCCGAAGTTGGAGTATTGAATTTAACAATTCATGACAATTCTGAAGAAGCAGGCCAGGGCCTTAAAAACCTCTCTGACGCGCTTTCTGCTGTCAAAATGGCTGTTGCTGGATTTTCACTCGCCGGTGTAAACAGATCCATTAAATCAATTGTGGACGGCGTGAAAGACAACACAAAGGTTGTCAGCGAACTGGGGAAACTTTTTAGTGCATTGGCTCAGTTCGGAAAGGTGAAAAATTTCAACATCCCGACAGACCAGTTTACGGAACTGAAGAATGCAATCAACGGAATGAGCATCGGATCGACCGGTGTGCAGATGAAAGCGCTTCGTGAAGCGATTGCCGGAGAATGGAATACTGAGAATCTTTCTGCCGTAACGACCACGATGGGGAGCCTGCAAATGGCGGCCGCCGGATGGGCGCAAAGCGGAACGGCAAAAAGCATCATGGACGTTACCAAAGCCATTGAGAAGTACAACGGGGCAGTATCCAAGATGCCGGCCGACAATCCGTTCAAGTTTGTCGTAAGCACATTCCAGACGGATCTGTCCAGAATGAGCGGCGGTATTGATAAATTAAAACAGGCTTCCGGCGACTGGCGTAGTGCGATGGGTGACGCGACAAAGGAGATCGCCGCAAGCAGCAAAATGAAGGGCGAATTTATCGGCGACAACATGGTTGCCGGTGTGGACGACGGCATGAAGCGCAGTATCACCATTACGACAAATACTGCGGTTCAGCTGGCCATGGCGATTTACAACGCAATCGCAAACACGCTGGGCATTTCGTCTCCCGCAAAGGAAGGTATCAAGATCGGCGAATACTTTGTGGAAGGCGTTATTATCGGCTTGCAGACGAAGAAAGGTGAACTGGCATCCGCAGCAAAAGAAATAGCGGAAGTCATGGGTTCCCTGAAAGAAATCAACAAGCTTTCCAAGGTCGGCGAGAACCTGAGATCATACGGAGACGGACTGAGAGCAATCGGTTCGGCTGTCAAGGCGCACGAAGGATCATACCACAGCATTACATATCTCGCGACCGCGATGGGGAAGCTGAAGGATTCCTTCACCGGACTCAAGATCCCGAATTTCCAGAACCTGGTTTCTCTTGCGGAAGCACTGCAGGAGAACTACAATGCTTCGACAGAACTGAAGAAGTTCGCGGACGGCCTGGAAGCGCTGAAAGCGGCGGGCAAGGAATTCTCCATGCCGAGTTTCCGGGGACTGATCAGCGCGATGCAGGCGATCAGCGGAACGAACAGCACGCCGATGACCATGATGGCACAGGCAGCGGACGCTGCAAAGACAATGACTTCTTCTGTCACCGAATCCGTGAAAGCGGTTCAGGCAGAGGATGTGGCTCTCACCAAAGTTGAAGAAACAGGGCAAAGCGTCACTTCAACCATGGAAACGATGAACGGATCCATGCGTGAAATGTCGAAAACGAGCCAGGTCATGATTGACTTCTCCAGGTTCGATCCGGCCAAGCTTCCGCTGGGTGCGCTCGGCATGAGGATGGACGAAACAAGCAAGCAGATTATTCAGTTCGGCGCGGCGGCGAAGGATTCATTTGAAACGGTTCAGCGGATGGCGTCCCAGCAGTCGTTCGGGCAACTCAATATCGAGGAAGAAGCAAAGGCAAGCACACAGCAGGTTGACGAACTGAAAGAGCATGTGCTTGAACTGTTCAGCCAGTGGAAGGAAGCGCTTGCCGCCGGACGCGAGGTTGAAAAGGAATGGCGTACAACGCTGAATAATCCGGAGGCCTCTGATACTGCCAAGCTTGATATTATGGACAAATATCATGCTGCGATGGATACCGTCAGAAATCTTCGGAATGAAATGCTTGATATTGATAAGCGCGCATCCGACATGGCGGCGTCTGTCGGAGGTGCATATGAGAGTATTGCAAAGGCGGTTGACGAACACACAAGGGCCATTTATGGCGAAGTTCAGGCTGAAGGGGTTGCGTATAAGAATCGCCAGCTGATGATTACGCAGATGAGACAGCTGGAGTACTATACGAAAAACTGGTCTCAGATGACCGATAAGGATCGCGCCAATTTCAAGAGCATGCATGCCGAAAACGAAATCATGACGCAGTCGATCCAGCTGATTGATGAACGGATGGCAAAGCAGCAGGAACTGAATGCCTCTATTGAACAGACAAATACTGAAAGCATCGGTGGCGGTATCAACACAAGATCGTATGACGATATTGAGTCCAAGCTGGAACTTCTGATTGAGAAATACTATATCATTAAGGATAAACTGGAAGAAGGAATCCGGACAGGAAAGATTGACGACGAAGCAATTAACAGTTACAAACTGAGTCTCAGATCGCTTGAGGAACAGATTAACCGTCTGCAAATGAAGCAGAACGAATTGACCGACAGAAGCGGGACGGTTATCAGCGAGGACGAAGCGATCAGGGCAGCGGAGAACTATATGCAGGTTACAACCTCTGTCGATCTGCTGAAGCAAAAACTGGACGAACTGGAAGTCAAACTTGGTCGCGGCATTACGCTCGGAACAATGGATACGAGCGAAGTCATAACAACCACAAATCAGATTGAAAAACTGCGGGAGCAAATTGCGGAACTGGAAGGGCAGACGGAGTCCATGACTTCCTCGTGGGCAAGCATGCGGTCGGACATCGGCGCATTGTTTGCTCCGCTCAAAAACCTTGCTCACCAGTTCTGGAATATCGGCCGTCGCATGATGATCCGCTCGATCATCCGGACGTTTATTTCCGGTATCAAGGAAGGGATTGAAAACACATACTATTATAGCAAGCAGATGAAGACGGACTTCGCTCCGGCAATGGATCAGGCGGCAACATCGATTACGTATCTGAAAAACAGCCTGGGCGCTGCGCTTACCCCCGCTCTTCAGGCGCTGATTCCGCTTCTGCAAACGGTGGTTGGCTGGATTGTGCAACTGGCAAACGAGGTCAACCAGATCTTGGCGCTTACAAACGGTGCAGATTCCTGGACGAGATGGAAAGAATACAGTGTTGAAGCGTTCGATGATACAACGAAAGCAGCCAAGGGAACCGGTAAGGCAATCAAGGATCTGCTGGCGGACTGGGATGAACTGAACATCATCCAGAGTGATTCCAGCGGAAGCGGCGGCGGAAGCACGAGCAAAAGCGACATCGACTGGTCTGAACGCGCAGAACAGGTGAAAACGTTCAGCGGACTCTCAAAATTGGTTTCAAAGGGCATCGATTTCCTTGGCGGGATTGACGGCACGCTTGCAACGATTGCTGGATTCATAATCGGCAAAAAGATCTGGGCGAAATTCTACGAGAACGAAGGTTTCTATAAAAAGATTATTGACATCTTTAAAGGCGATAAAGGCGGCACTACAGGCACAAATCCGAACGCTCCGGACGGCAAAGGCCCCGGCGGAAGTACGGAAAATATCGTAAAGAAGACCGTTGAGGATGCGAAACTTGCTGTTGAAAAGGAGACGGACAAACTCAAGACGTCCATTGAAGCGAACAAAACGGTTGTAAAGAAACTGGACGCGGCAACGGATGCGGTAAACAAAAACAACTCCCTGCTGACTACGGGCAGCAACGTGTTCCCGAACGGCGGAATGTCTGCTGTATTTGGAAAGATCAACAGTACGCCAACAATCAATGGATTGCCTGTCGGCACAAAATTGAGCAGCATTAACGCTGCGAACCGCGCGCTGCTTCCCGAAAGCACAAGACCGTTCTCCGCGTTCAATATTCCGACATTCCAGCCGGAGAAGGTAACGATTGAAGCAAAGGCTATCGAAGTTCCGAAAGAAACAGTTAATCCGTTCGCAAATGTAGCAGAAACTGTTGCGAAGATGTCTTCAGAAACAATGACAAAACTTCGCGCATCCGGATACACGGGCGGCATGAAAGCACTGGAACCGAAGACGGAAAAGGCGCTTGACAAGATTGCGGAATCGACAATTGAGAATGCCGCAGGCAATATTGCCGGGAAGACGCTCGGATTGCCTTCCGGAAACGCAAGTGTTATTAATGCGATTGCTGAAGCGACAACAAAAGAGTTGCTTGGGACCGGAACATCAAATAACACATTGACCGGATTCCTGGCCAATGCGGTTGAAGACATTACTGCCATTGCAAACAGCACAGTAACGGGCGGTTTCATCGGAAACGGCATTACGACATCTGTTGCCGGGTTGCTTCCGGAAACAACTGTTATTTCAGAACAGGTTGCGGTTGCAACGGAAAATATGGCGGCGGTTACAGAAACGGCTGAAACGGTTGCGCATGAAATGGGAAATGCTGCAAGTCAGGCAACTGCTGTTGCGACCGACATGCAGATCATTGTTGCAGACAATAATGCGTACAAGGATTTCTGGCAGAACGAATTTTCTGAAAACGGAGAATTCCGTGGCGCGTTCCTTGAACTGGAAAACGGTGAGATCCAGTACCTGTCTCCGGAACAGCTTGCGGCGATTGATAAATACGGACTGCACACAGGACGGATCTTTGGACGCGTGGATGAACCCGTGACGAATATGTCCAAGGGCGAACAGATGTGGTGGAACCTGAACAAGTATGATCTTGCAGGACTTGCAAGCAAGGGCATTATGGCCTACATGGCGGCAAGCGTACTCACCGGACTGTACGAAGAAGACCAGGCATACGCACAGCATTATGGGGAAGCATATACCGGAAAATCTACTGCCGAAAAACGGCAGATCCGGCGTGGTTCTTCTCCTGAAACGGCGTCAGAAGATCTTGAAAATCTGAAAAATCAAATAAAGGGATATCTGCCTTATTGGGTTGTTGACGCTGCTTCTTCCGTGCTGGACGCGGCAAATGAGACAGGCGTTTTCGCAGGCGAACTCGCAAAGCCTGTTGTGGACATTGGAGAAAAGGTTCTTCAGGTGGTGGATGACGTCGGAGGAGCGGTTCTCGGATGGATCCCGGGTGCGTTGTATGCCACAACGGATCAGGAAAAATCAAATGAGATCTTTGAGGAGTGGCATCAGAACCCGATTATTCATTTCCTTGACGAAGCATTTGATGCGGCAGAAAGTGCCGCTGAAGATGTGGCCGAAGGAGTCAGTGAATTTGTCAAGAGGATCCTTCCTTCCAACTGGCCGGCGGGCGGCGGCGGCGGTGCGAACCTTGTCTATGACATGGAGCAGATTACCAATCCGATGAGATCGCCGCTTGGCGGAAGCATTTTCCGCATCAACACGAACGGCACTACTCCCGCTTACTACGGCGGAGTATCCGGATTCAACGGTGCCGGTGAAGGCGATGTGTCCGGCGACGTGCAGAAGGGAATGCAGGACACGAACGAAACGATCAGGAACGGCAACGACGAAACGAACCGGCTGCTTCGGCTGATCCTGGCAAAGAACTTCCAGTTGAACCTGAACCCGACATCCAGCTGGGGATTCTTCGGGCAGAGAAGCGACCAGATGGCGCAGGAAGTAACCGGCTAATGAGGTGAGCGCATGGCAACAAGAGCATACAAGTACACCATGGGAATCGTCGCGAATAACGTGGCGATTCCCGACCCGTCCGAATGGAACTACCAGGTGGGAGATCTGGATACGAGCGGCAAGCGGGACGCGACCGGACTGCTTCACAGGGCATACGTGGCCACGAAGATTAACTACGAGTTCAACTGGAAGAGCCTGGACTGGGAGATGCTGCAGATAATTGTGGCGGCGGTGCAGAACCAGAAGTTCACGCTGACCGCGCCGGATCCGCGCACGTTTAACACGATGTACACCGGCGACTACTATGTGGGCGACCGGACGGGGAAGTGCCTGTACTACCTGCCGGAGAAACCGGACGTGGCGCAGTTTGATCTGAAGCTGAAGTTTATTGAGTACTGACACCTCATCCGGCCTTCGGCCACCTTCCCCTCAAGGGGAAGGCGATTTACAGGTGACAAAAACTACGATATGTAGTATTATTATTACGATTCAGGCACAAGGCGAAGTGGCACGAGAACCGTCCCCGGCGTGCCAAGGGAGGTAAAAATGTACACGGCAAGCAATGAGTTCCACGAAGCGGTAGCGAACGGCGCGCCGCAGATTGCGATGCTCGTGTTTTCCGACGCGATTTTTACTAACTCGGACATCGACGTGGAAGCCGGGATCGAACTGGACGAGTACTTTGGCACGGAAGAGGACATCACCATCGGGCAGGCGTTAAGCAACGAACTGCGGTTCACGCTGTTCAACGACAGCCGGTTGCTGAACGACTACGCGTTCGGCGAGTTCAACGCATACATCGGCGCGCGGGTGGACCGGAGCGCCACGTCCACAAGCGATCTGCACGCGTCGCTCGGATCCACATGGAAATGGAAGAACGGGAAACTGTATCGCGGGAACTCGCAGGTTTCATCCCAGCCGTCGTTCACCGTGACGAGCATCGTGATCGTCCGGGAAAAGGACGGCACGCAGAAGGTGCATGTGTTTGGCGGTGGACAATGCAAATCGTACACGTCGGCCGGGGCGGCGATAACGTATCTGCCCAATGCCGCGATGATCGCGAAGGGAAACAGCCTTGCCGGACGCGGGTACACGGTGTACTTCGACAGTTCGTTCAACGCAACGGTGACGGTGTTCGGTCCGGTTTACGACGAGGAATACGAGTTTGTTCCCCTGGGACGGTTCATCGCGAAGCGGCCGAACGTGCCGGACGTGAACCAGATCAATTTCACATGCCACGACCAGATGACGAAGTTTGACACGGACATGCCGACGGCGGAAGAACTGAGCATGACCTACCCGGCGACGTTCGGAACGCTGTTCGTGCGGATGTGTACGAAGATGAACGTGCCGTATTCCACGGCGGCATTCATCAACAACGGCGCGACGATTACGGCGGAACCGGAGGAGTTCCGGAACGCAACCATGCGCCAGGTACTGCAATGGCTGGCGGAAGCGGCCGGGAGCGTGCTGAGGTTCGACCGGGACGGTGTGCTGCGGTTCGACTGGATCCACACGAACACCGGGATCTCGCTGACGGAGACGGACTACAGCGAGTACAACCCGTACTGGTATGAGACGCCGCAGGTGGACAAGCTGTACAACCGGAACTCCCAGAGCGGAGTGGACAACACGGTCGGAAGCGGCAGCGTCGGATACCTGATCCAGGACAATCCATTGCTGAAGGGGGTGAGTTGAGATGGCGATACAGAACGCATCCCTGACGCAAATCTACGACCGGCTGCACGGCGTGAGCGGATACCACCCGATGAGCGCGGAAACGTTCTACGACTGGAGCGTTGAAGCGGGGGACGCGGTTACGGTCAGCAGGGACAACGTGGCATACACCAGTCCGGTGAGCAGCATGAAACTGGTGTGGCGCGGAAGTCCGCAGGTGACGCTGAACGCGGCCGGAAAGCAGGAACGGGACTCGGTCACGAAGACGAGCCAGCGGAAGTACGGACGCGGCGGCACGGCCATGCAGATGAACCAGGGCGTGTACAAGGATCTGTACAGCGACGACGGCCGGCTGCACAGCCAGTTGATGTTTACGGAGTCGAAACTTGAGATCGAGTTTCAGGCGGGGATTGAAAGCACCCGGGTGGACTTCGCCAGCGCGCTGGAATACACGGCAAGCCATCTGGAAGTGGAGTTCGCCGCCGGGATCGAGAGTACGCGGGTTGATTTCACCAGCCAACTGGAACTGACGGCCAGCCATCTGGAAACGGAGTTCGCTGCGGGGATTGAAAGCACGCGGACGGACTTTGCCAGCCAACTGGAAATGACGGCCAGCGCGCTGACGGTGGCGTTCACCGCCGGGATCGAAAGCACGCGGACGGATTTCCAGAGCGAACTGGAAATGACAGCCAGCAGCCTGAATGTTGCGATTGCAGATAGTGCCAGTCAGTTGCAGAGCAACATTGACGTTCAGGCCGGACGGATCAGCCTGGTTGTGACGGACGGATCCAACCCGACGATCAGGGCGGCACAGATTGCTGTTGCGATCAACAGGGACGGAAGTAACGCGTACATCAATGCGGACCACATTCATCTGACAGGCGAAACTACGCTGGACGGGCAACTGACGGTCCAGGACGGATCGCTGCTCGTGAAAACCGCGCTGCTTGTGAGCGGAACCACCGGCGGAAACGTATCGATCAACAACGGCAAGATTACCGCAAAGAGCCATCAGGTAAACAGTGGCGGCGATATTATCTTCGTCGGCACGGGAACAGGCGAACATTATGATATCGACGTGAACGTCCTGAAGGGAATGATCAAGAGTTTTTCCGTCAATACGCAGACGAATACGCTGACGCTTGTTCCGTTTTACGGAGATCCGGTAAATTTTAGCAAAGCTATTTCAACGACACTGACTGGCAGTTGGAGTAGCGCGCATCTGGACGTCCTTGCCAGTCCGCAGAATCAGCATTATCACCAGTACATTATTGACAGCGCGACAAAGGAAGATATTGACGGGAACCCCGCCGCAACCGGAGCAAAGTCATGGTATGTTCCGGTTAATTACAAGAACAATCCGAGCGAAACCGGCATGGGCAATCCGACCGGACTCCGGATTGCCGTCAACGCGACATCCCTGTACAACGCCGGGTGGAACAACGCTTACGGCCAGTGCGTAATTCCGACAGCGCAGAGCCTGACCAGTGAAACGCTGAACTGCGCATGGCCGAGCAGTTCCGTGGACGGAAGCGCGCTGCCGATCAACTACACGATCAACGTAACCCAGACGAGTGCTCAGATCCGCTACGGCACAACGGTCGTCGCCATGAAAGCGCACACGCAGTACGCGGACGGACAGGCATCGGTCACGCTGAACGATCCCACATGGACAACGGCACCGAGCGCCAGCATTACCGGCAACAGCAACACGGCAACGGTCACAACGAACGGACGGCCCACGCAGCTGAGTAAGACCGTGCCGATCTACATGACCCAGGGCAACTGGAGCAGCAACAAGAAGTATGTGTACGCCCATGTGACGAACTCGTCGGACTCCAACCGGATCGCGCGGCTTGAAGTGGACGCCAGTACGCTGGTGACGAATGCCGGATATTCCGGACGGGCATCAGTTACGCTGCTGGATCCCACATGGACAGCCGCGCCGAATGCGAACATCACGGTCAGCAACAATACGGCGACGGTCAGCACAACGGGGCGGACGGATACAAGCGGAGCCACGGCGAACCTGAGTAAGACGGTTCCGATTTACATGTCCCAGGGCGACTGGAGCAGCAACAAGAAGTACGTTTACGCGCACGTTACGAACACGAATGCCGGGAACAGGATTACACGGATTCAGGTGGATGCCAGCACGCTTGTAACCAATGCAGGATATGCAGGACGCGCGGCGGTCACGCTGAACAACCCGACATGGTCCACCACGCCTGGGTCGAGCGTTTCGGTCGGAAACAACACGGTTTCCGTTAAGACAAGCGGACGGACGAACACGGCAGGCACCGCAGACGAACAGACAAAGAGCGTTGTGCTGTACCTGAATCAGGATTCCTCATTCGACAGCAGCTACAAGAAGTACGTGTACATCACGCACACGGATACTTCCGCATCCCACCGCGTCGCCCGGATCCAGATTGACGCCAGCAATATTGCGAACGACCGCTGGAACAGCGGATATGACACGGCCAAAGGATACGTCAGTTGTCCTTCGTCCGCAGCCAGCGGCGGATCCATCACCATCAAAGGCCCGAACGCAGCGAGAACCGCGTCCGAAAATTACAGGACGTACACGCTGAACAACAACGGAAACAATGAAGTCATCCTGTACACGGTCGTCAACAGTTCCAATGTGACGGTCGCAAAGATTACGCACAACAAATGGAACAGCGGATACGACACGGCCAAAGGTTATGTTTCTTGCCCGACAGCCGCAGGAACCGGATCCTCGATTACGATTAAAGGGCCGAATGCCGCGAGAACCGCGTCTGAAAACTACAGGACATACGCCCTTGCGAACAACGGCAACAACGAGGTTGTGTTGTATACGAGCGTAAACGGATCGAATGTTAATGTGGCGAAGTTTACGCACAACAAGTACAACGCAGGCTGGGGAGCGGCTGTTGACAAGACCACCATTCCTTTAAGCGCAAACTGGACAACTAGCATGGTTGTAAAGTATCCAACCAGTACGGTAGGAACCGGAAACCAGGTGACATATGTGATGACGCCAAGCGCGTGGAATGGAAACGTTATTACAATGATGGTAAAGGCCGGTGATATATCTGGTACTACCGTTATGGCTCACGATATCAACATCACCGACAAGGTTGCCGCGAGTATCGATATGGCCGGCGGGTACAACGCGCAGGACTACAATTACTGGTGGTCACCTGAGGAATCCGGCTGGTATATGAATCCCAACATGGTTGCGAAAAATTCAAATGGAACAGCTGTATTAACGTATAGAGTTCCGGCGATGAGAGTTCAAAACTTTGCAAATGCTATTGTAGCACAGGGATGGGATGGGTACCGAGCAGATGTAAACTGGGGATTTTTAGAAGATACGGGAGAAGTATATCGGCCTGCTGCGTGGGGTGTTGGCGGAGCAGAAACCTGGTTCAACGTGACGGACTACGGGTATACAAAGAGCAGTTATAGTCACAGCATGACGATTACCCGCGTACCGGCCGGATATACGGATAACAAGGAGTACGTGTACTACGGGAAACTTTATTATTGGGACGAGTTCAACGCGCGGTACGTGGCAGCATACAGTTCCAACCAGTACTGGTACAGAAGCGGAACCAACAAGAGTGGTTCAACCACTGTTCATTATTAAGGAGGGACAACAAAATGGAGAATCAGATTACGGTAGAACAGGCGCTGGAGATCACGATCAACATGCTGAAGGATATTAATGTTCCCGTCAGTATGCTGGAGCAGATCGGGTTTCCGATCAGCAGGGCAATCGGCAACCTGGCGCAATGCGTTGAAGCGATCCGGCGCGACCAGGCGAAGGCGCAGGATCCGGTGGAACAGGAAAAACCGGAGTTCGTTGACGCAGGTTTTGAGGAGAACAAGGAAAACCTGCCCAAGGCAGACAAAACGATTGAGGTTTCATAATCAATCCACGGAAAAGGGGGAATCTACTCATGATTGTTGACGCGAAGAAAGGCGCACCGTCCGCTGAGATCGGCCGGATCGGCGAGAACAACGCGCGGCAGATGCGGTTCTATGTCGGCGACGTGCTGGAAGAGCATCCGGACGCGATATTCAACCTGCTGAACAAGCGCCCGAAGGACACCGTTGCATACCCAGTCGCCAGCGCGAACATCCGGATTGAGGAAGGGTATCTGTACTGGACGCTCCAGAGCGCGGACATGGCGCAGAAGGGGAACGGCAAGTGCCAGCTGATCGTGCTGGACGGCGAGACAATTGTCAAAAGCACGATCTATAACACGTTTATCGGCGACGCGCTCGACGGCAGCGGTACTCCCCCTGAACCGTGGGTCAGCTGGGTGGAGGAAGTACTGGAAGCGGCAGAGGAAGCGAAGGACGCGGCGGCGATGCTGGAGAACTGCTCCGCCGAAGCGGAAACGCTGCCGCCGGGGACTCCGGCAACGGCCAGTTACGAGGACGGGGTGTTCCATTTCGGGATTCCGAACGGAGATCCTTCCGCGATCATCAACGACGAAGCGGGAGAAGGCGTTACCGGGCAGACTTGGAGTGCGAACAAGCTGATCGGGCAGTTCGGCGGGAAAGCGGACAAGGCGGACACCGTACTGGACACCACGCTCAGTGGTGGAAGAAAAAGCGGTACGACTGTTGGAAGCGGGAGTGTTGCATTCGGTCAGAATGTGGAAGCAAGCGGATCGTATTCACAAGCGTTTGGTGTTGATTCTAAGGCAACCAATTTGGCGTGTCATGCCGATGGTTTTAATACGACCGCGTCAGGATATCAAGGCGATCACGCTGAGGGTTTCGGTACGACCGCATCTGGCGGACAAGGCGCACACGCGGAAGGGTATATGACGATTGCGTCCGGTATGCGCGGATCTCATGCGGAAGGAAATCAAACGCAAGCATTGGGCGGTGGGAGTCACGCGGAAGGACTTAAAACAATCGCATATGGTTCTTATAGCCATGCGGAAGGACGTGAAACAAAAGCAGTCAGCGTTGGATGTCATGCGGGCGGATATTTTAATGTAGAAGAAAAAACGATTGAAGAGTGGGATGAGTTTTCAAGAGCAAATAGCTATAATGTCGGTGAAAGAGTTAAAGTCACTTCTGGTACGGCCCCCTCAGAAACAGTAAAAGGCTACGAATGTATAACGCCTGTGACACCCGGATATTCATTTAATCCGTCAAAGTGGAAAGTTATCAGTAGCATTGCTGATTTTCTTGAAATTATCGGCAACGGAACGAGTAACAGCAAATCGAATGCAAGACAATTAGATAAGTATGGCAATGAACGCCTTATGGGCGATGTATATGTCGGATGCAACGCGGATTCTTCCGGTGGCAGCAAGCTGGCGAAGGTCAGCGAAATCATTCCGGCAACCGAAAAGGGATCTGCAAACGGTGTTGCATCGCTTGATGCGGGCGGCAAGGTTCCTGCATCCCAGCTTCCGTCCTACGTGGACGACATCGTGAACGGCTACTACGACGACGGCCACTTCTACGAGGACAGCCAGCACACCACGGAGATTACGGGCGAGGATGGAAAAATCTATGTAGACCTTCCGACCAACACCACCTGGCGGTGGAGCGGGGAAGCGTTCGTGCAGATCAAGGGCGACCTGGCGCTCGGCGAAACAAGCGATACAGCATATCGCGGCGACCGTGGCAAGATGGCATACGACCACGCGTCGGACGCGAACCGAATCACCACGGCGCAGATGAGTGGCCTGTACAAGATTGCTGTTACAGGCGAAGGGCATGTGCAGAGCGTTACGCCGGTTGAAAAGAACGATATTACGGCACTGGGAATTCCGGGGCAGGACTCGCTTTCAGCAGGGTATTATTCAAGCTATACCCGGAATGCTATGGGGAATCAAGTGAATTATGTCCTGACGATAAAGTTTACGGATTATCGCCTGCGGGAGAATAACGCGTTCATGGTCGTATTTCCGCAAAATTTCGCAACGAGCGGGGATACAAGCAGTAATTATGTAACCATTAGCCTAAATATCAACAGCACCGGGGCAAAAACAACATATATCAACGGTGTTTCCGGAGGACTCGGATACGCAGTATCCATCTCCGCTGGCGTATACTGGGTATATTATGACGGGACATATTATTACCTGCGGAAAGACGGTCTTTCCACGCCGAAAATCAATGGCAAAGCTGTCGGAAACGCTATTGCGAAGGACGTTGATACCAGCGTTTCGGAAGGCTCCACCAGTACAAACCTCCCGACTTCTCAGGCTGTGGCAACACTTGTAAGCACGAAAGCGAGTAAGGATACTGCCACGCAGAGCGCTGACGGTCTGATGAGTTCCACGGACAAGACGAAACTGGACGGAATTGATATTGCCACAACCGCCGAGACACAGGCGATCATTGATGAATATGGGGTGAGCGCATGAGTATCGAAACAAATAAACTGGTAAACCTTGGGGATGCGCAGGTATTGTACAATGATCTGCGTGGACGGGTAGACGGCAAGGCGAACGCTATTGCCGTTGCAGATAATACTTCCGAAGCGGTCAAGACGATCACGGATGGGTCAGACGGTATGCCGATGGAAGTGAGCGTAGGGATCGAACCCGTGCAGGATCTGCACGGGTATGAGTATCCGTGGCCTGCGGGGGGTGGGAAGAACCTGTTTGGCAATGGTGATCAGACTATAACTACTGCAAAATACCAAAGGTGCGATTTAGTAAAACCGTTGCCTGTTGGAGACTATGTTGTCTCTGCCGTTGTTGTAAGCGATGATATAGATGCTTCAACTTGCAGAATTGGATTCTATAACAGTAATGAAGAAGTAGCGGGAACAGCAATACTGTTAAACAGGAATGTACGTTCTTCTGCAACGGTTACATTGGAATCCGAGTGTACTTTTATATACTTATATACATCGGACACTGCTGTGCATGGCGCAGGAGACAGCGCAACATACACGGACATCCAGATCGAATCCGGTTCTACTGCCACTACCTATGCCCCCTACTCCAACATCTGCCCGATCAGCGGATGGGATCAGGCGAAGGTGACGAGGACGGGGAAGAATCTGTATGATGGAATTATAATTAGTGGATATATCTCTGATGATGGGACAGAAGGAATAGACAATGCGAATATGCACTCTAATCCAATCAAAGTTAATCCCGGCGATAATTATGTCTATTCTCTTACATCAAATACTTCACAGTCCGTAAACAGACGGATTCACGCTTATGACAAGAACGGGAATTGGTTGCAAATGATTAGCAAAAACGTAACAAGCGGTACCGGACACAAGGAGTTCCCGTTTACTGTTCCTAATAATGCACAATATGTAAAGGTGCAATTTAGGGGTGGAAGTATAGCTGATACAAATATTCAGATTGAATCTGGTGCATCTTTTACATCATATGAAGAACCATTTGCCACCACCTACTCTATCACCTTCCCGACACCTCCCGGCACAGTATACGGCGGTACGCTGACGGTGTATAAGGACGGGACGGGGAAACTGGTGGTGGCCCATGTTGATGCCGATTTGGGGATGCTTTCTGGAACGTGGTCAACAGATGGACTTCCGTTATCATCGAATGATGGCATTAGCACGGTTGTTAAAAAGCCTACAAATGCAACAAAAATAGACGCTATATGTTCACAGTATTCTGTTTTCTCCCGAAATGGCATTGATTCTGAAAACATCGGTATCTGTGTAAACTATACAGGGAAAGTTATTGTAAAAGATTCTGCGCTTGTTGGGAAAACGGCACAAGAGATTGCAACATATCTTACAGGAGCGCATTTTGTCTATCCGCTTGATACCCCCGTAGAGTACACCCTCACCGCACAGCAGATCACATCCCTGTTGGGGACGAACAACATCTGGGCAGACACGGGTAACGTACTCAGCCTGTCCTATGACAAACCTAATACCTCAGGCATGGCATCGTCCCTGTCCTATGGTAACCGCATCCTCCCTGTGGACGGGAAAGGGAATATCATTGTTGACGAAATCGCAGTAATCACCGAAACCGTCAGCGGTACTACCCCGACCATCACAGGCGTAGCAAACCATCGGTACATCTGCGGTGAGTGCAGTACGCTGAGTATCACTCCCCCGTCCTCTGGCGTGATTGATGTCATCTTTGAGTCCGGTTCTACCGCTACGGTGCTGACACTCCCGAACACGGTTAAAATGCCCGAATGGTTTGAGGTGGAAGCAGACAAGACATACGAGATCAACATCATGGACGGGGTATACGGGAGCGTGATGGCATGGGCATGATGAATATCCGCAGACGGATCATTCTGAGTAATCCGCACATCGAAACGGCAAGCGGTGATGTGGCGAGTTTCAGCACGGGACTTACTCTGCCTGTTAAGCAGTTGGTTGTGGGGATTGAGCCTGTGCAGAGTGGCGAAGGTGATCCGTACCCGCCGGGGGGTGGGAAAAACAAATACAACCTTCCAGAAACAATGTCCGGTGATTATTCTGTGTCCGATGGAGTAGTAACAATTAGTAAAGCATATGCAACAAGTGGCGTAACGATTGATAATTTTAATATGTCTGGGTTTAATGGGCAGACAGTAACAATATCAGCAGATGTTATGATCACACAAGACGGGGAAGATACCGGTCGGTACGTTCGTATTGGAATGAGAGGAACAACAGGAAGTGGTGGATATACGAGTAACAACGTTCGTCCGAGTTCTTTTAATTCATATCAGCGGTTGAGTTCCACGATAACGATTGACAGCGACTCCGCATATCTTGCAATTCAACCAAACAGCGTGGATCATACAGTGTATTTTAAGAATGTACAGATTGAACTTGGTTCATCTGCAACATCCTATGCTCCCTACTCCAACATCCGTCCCATCAGCGGTTGGACGGGGTGCAATGTTGTAAGGACGGGGAAGAATCTGTTAGACAGAAGCACGGAAGAAATGTACGCCATAAAAGCAGATGGGACGTTTGGAACAAACGAATTATTTCGTCACTCACAATTAATTCCTGTTAAGGTTGGCGAAAAATATACTATTTCGCTGAATGCTGTTGTGGCAGATCAATGGCATCGTATTATTCAGTACGATCAAAGCGGGAATTATATTGATCAGCTATTTGGGTTTCTACCTTCTTCCGGAAGTTATAATGCGACAGTTACAATCCCGCTTGGTACAAGTTATATCAAACTGTCATATCATCTGTTTGATGAAAACATCCAGTTTGAGCATGGTGAAACCGCTACGGCATACAAGACCTTTGTCGGAAGCACTACCTATTCCATCACCTTCTCCGTATCCGCAGGCACCGTCTACGGCGGTACGCTGACCATTGACAAGGATGGGAGCGGAGAGTTGATAGTAAATTCGGCATACGTTGATCTTGGCGATTTACAATGGGATTATGTAACATCTGGTACAACTTATCCGTATTTTGATTCTATTATTGTAAATGCAAAAGGGAACGCAGAAGGAGTGTGTTCGATCTATAAGCGAGATACAGTATCAGCATCTAATAGTACCGATAAAGCATGGTGGGTACTATTAGATGCTTCTCGTATCAGAATAAGAGATAATTCGTATTCTGATGCAAACACATTTTCTGCATTTGTTTCCGGTCAAAAATTGGTATATGAAGTCAAAACAACACGCAGATACTCTCTCACCGCATCCCAGATCAGGACGCTGATGGGGCAAAATAACATCTTCGCTGATACGGGGAGCGTTAGCTGTTCGTTCTGGAAGCAGTAAGGGAAGGAAACGATGCAAAAGTGAGGTGATGTCATGAAGGGTTATGGAAATCCAGAATATCCTTTACAGTAGCATCGCCCCGTTTGGGGCGCTAATGGAAAACTTGTATAACTCTGTGTGGAAGCTGAGGTAAAAGAGTTTTTAATTGTTTGAAAGGAATCATGGGGGGTGTGGGTGTTGTGAGAACAATTCTTGAATGGTTAAATGAGCCAGTATCCGAAAAAGTATCTTATTTTGTGTTTTGTTTACTGCTTTTGACACCGTTATGGGCTTTTATTGGAATAGCAATAGCTTATTAAAAGAATCGTTGCGGAGGTTTTCATGGGTGACATCAAAATCAGTGCAAAAAACTACTTGAATTATTCGCAGAAAAAGACTACCCAATCCGCTATCAAGACGGAAGTTATGGTAGAGGATTAGGATACGGTGATTTTGAAAAACTTGTCAAAAAGTTGGCAAGCGAAGAAAAGAAAGAGCATAAAAGGAATCTTTGATATGGATTGGGGTGACTAATTTGGACACTTGGAAATTGTTTGAAGATTATTGGATGCCTTTTTTCCGGAAAAGGAAAGGGCATAGAAAAGCAAGATGGAAAAGGTGCTGTTATCGTTCTCTGAAAAGATTTGGTGAACTGTGATAAAGGAATCACTACACGGGTAACGGGCATATACCCGACTTTATAAACGAAAGGATGATTATCATGACTTGGTACGCTCAACGGAAATCCATCAAAAACGGTTCCACCACCTTTAACAACCGCACAGGCGAACGGGATGCCATGCTTCGCCAATACTTCCTCTACTGTGCTTCTTCTGCCACTAATGAGCAGGAAAACGAGTTTGACTATGTTGACTTCGGCACGGTCGAACAGGGAGCAATTAAGCATGAATCGTTCACTCATCCGGTTCCCGAACCGCCCGTGAATGAACCGGAAGAACCGGAAGCTGAGTAATCTGTCAGGGGGTGATGCTGTGGATAACCGTTGCGTATGCTGTGGCAGGATCATCCCCGAAGGAAGAATGGTCTGCCCGATTTGCGAAACGAAACCAGTAAAGGAAGAAAGCAGATGCTTGACATCGTTGTTACCCACTACAAAGAACCATGGGAAACGGGACGGAAATTCTTCGATATGCTCGGATGCCAGCGGGGAATCAACTTCGCTGACATCCGGGTAATCCTGGTTCACGACGGGACGATGCCGTTTGAGCATGAAGTGTTCAGCCGGTATCCATACAATGTGACCCAGTACGCCATCCCGCACGGCGGCGTATCGGCCGCCAGGAACTGCGGACTCGCACACGCCACGGACACATGGATCCAGTTTTGCGACTTTGACGACATGTACACTCATGCCTACGCGCTGAAACAGATCCTCAGCGTGATGGACAAAGACGTGGACTACATGTGGACGCCATTCCACGCGGAATACATGCTTGACGGCAAACTATGCGTGAAGGACATGGACACGGAGAACGCCGTCTTTATCCACGGCAAGTACTTCCGGCGGCAATGGCTGCTCGACAACCGCATCACCTTCCCGGTCGGTATCTCCTACAGCGAGGACAGCGCATTCTGCACCATCGTGAACGAACTGGCAAAGCCGGACCGGCGAGGAAAGATTACAACCAAGTCGCCCGTGTACACATGGGTTTACCGGCCGGACAGCGTGAGTTCTGATCCGGAGAATATGCAGCGGAACCTGTGCGGGTTCATCGAGCGGAACTTCTATGTCGTGGAAGAATTCAGGCGGAGAGGAATCCCCAACCGGCTGATGATCGGACGGATGTTCATGGACGCATACCACGCGTTTCATCAGGAGCGGAGGTTCCCGGAAGAGGAACAGGCTTTCGCACGGCGCGCAGGGAAGTATGCCCGGGAACTGGACGAAATCGGCACACAGGACATGTGCAAGATATTCAACGCCGCCGGAAAGATATTCCGCAACAAAAACATGGACTACTGCGAGACGGTCGGGGAGTGGATTGCGCGGATCACCGGAAGGGAAGCTATTGCAATTTAAACTTCCATCGTGTACAATGAAAGCGAACAGAAGACGTAAGGCACCGAATGGTGAGTGAAAATCATCATTTGGTGTCTTTTCTTATGGAGGTGAACGCGATGATCAAGCCGGAAGCATTGATCGAAAAATTCCAATTCGCACTGGATAACAACTGGGGATACATCCTCAATACTGCCGGAGTCATGTGGACGCAGTCCAAACAGGACGCGACGACCAACGAAATGGCCAAGAAGTACGGCAAGAAGTGGATCGGCCATATGGTTGCCGACTGTTCCGGCCTGTTCGCATGGGCATTCAGGGAACTTGGATCCTATATGTATCACGGATCCAACACGATGTACCGCAGCTACACGACCGCGCGCGGCGAACTGAAGAAGGGCCAGCGGACAGACGGCGGGGAACTGAAACCCGGGACGGCTGTGTTTACGTGGAAGGAAGAAGACCAGAAGTACGGTCATGTGGGCCTGTACATCGGCGGCGGCATCGTGATTGAAGCATACGGCACGATCAAGGGCGTGATCACCAGCAAGGTGACCGAGAGCCGCTGGACCAACTGGGGATGGCTGCGCGACGTGGAAGGAGGGGAAGCGCCGATTGGACGACCGACGCTCCGTAAGGGCGACAAGGGAACCGACGTTAAAGACATGCAGGAACTTCTCCTGCTGCACGGGTACAGCCTGGGCAAGTACGGCGCGGACGGAGCATTCGGATCCGCAACCCTGGCGGCTGTGAAGGCTTTCCAGAAGGAGAACGGACTGACCGTTGACGGCGTGTGCGGACCGAACACATGGGATGCGCTCCTGGGCGGCGACACATCGCTGTACACCGTAACCATCGAACACCTGCCGAAGGGGCAGATGGAACTGCTGAAATCCCAGTTCCCTGACGCGGTTATCGCGAAGGAAAACGAGGAGTGATGGCAATGGAAGCGCAGGTGCAGAAAATCGAAGGCATCACGCCCTCCATGCTGTGGACATTCCTGGTGGTGCTGGTGGGCCTGATGGCAATCGTTGTCCTGGGGGACAAGGTGGCGGACGTGTTCCGCAAAGCGAGGAAACGGAAACAGGACAATGCGGAACTGGAAGGGGAAGACATCACCGACCGGATTGCGGACAAGGTGATGGAACAACTGACCACAAAACTGGACGAGAAGTTCGCCGAAATTGACCGGAAACTGGCGGCGGACAAGGAAACAATCGACTTGCACACAACCCAGCTGAACGCACAGAAGGGCAGAGTGGACCGGCTGGACGATGACAACAAGGCGTTGCTTCACGGCATGTCCGCCCTGCTGAGTCACGAGATCAACGGCAACAGTACAGACAAACTCAAAAAGACACAGGTTGCGCTGAACAACTACCTGATCGACGGAGTGTATAAGGAGGACGATTGGAAATGATTCGTGTCCTGAATTCCTATGATGTCATTATTGATGAAGTAAAATACTACGAGTATGCGGGACTAAGTACTGACACAAAACCGACAAGCAATGGGATTGCTACCGGCAGCGTATTTACAGAAGTGAATACCGGCGATGTGTATCTGTACGACGAAGCAAATCAGACCTGGCAAAAAGTAGGTGATTAACATGGCCGACACAGGGAAAATTATTGCCATTGTCAAGGCACTCGGAGTGGACAATGAAAGACTTGTTCACGAGGAGGCGACCGAATGGCTGGACGAGCATATCACGAATCCGGACAGTCCGCCGCTGGACCGTTCGCTTTCGTCGTCTTCCAGCGCTGCGCCGGCGGACATGGTTGGCAGTATAAAGAGCGCTTTGAACACGAGTGATACATTTGTTGCAAACAGATGGTATACAGGAAATACGATTGGAAGTGCTATTACAGAAACAACCACAGGAAGCACTCAATCGTTAAGGAAAAATGTAACAGAAGGAGAAATCTATCGTATAACTTGCGAGGGTGGATCAAACGGAAGGGCATATTATCTGCTTGATAAATCAATGAATATTGTGTCAATGGCAGATGCAAATGCAAACCTTAAAGATTATGAAATCATAATTCCGTCTGGTGTTGTTGTGATGGTTGTGCAAACGAATACGGTTTCCAAATGGACGGTAAAACTTATCGAGTCTGAAACGATAAGAAACATCGTAAATGGATTCGGTTGTAACGGAATAATATGGGAAAGCGGAGGATTTGATGCATACGGCAGAGAAAGTGCAAATAGCAAAAGAATAAGGTCAAAGACAATTTTAGTCCCGGACGGAGAAATGATTCTTGTTAAAACTGAACAGGGATATGCTTGGAATGTTGTTTGCTATGATAAATCAATGCAATATATAGATATGTTGTCAAGCTATATAAGCAACGATGTATATTGTTTACAATTATTTCAAGGGACAGTATATTTCCGTGTTCTTGTAAAGCGGACAGATGATGGAAACATTTCTGCTGCTGAAGGTTCAAATATAACTATATTTGCAAGAGGGTTAGATATTGACTCTGCAAAGCGGTCTTATGAGTTAAACATGACCGAAAAAACAGATTGGATTTCCGGAAGATTAAGTGATACAGGGAAATATTCAAGCAACAGCAAGCGGATCATGTCACCATACTACTTTACAATGATAACAGACAGAGTGAAGTATGCCTGTGACGATGGATATGCTATCAATTATGCTGTTTATGACGAAATAAATACGGATGGAGATCTGAACGGGTCATGGTTGACCGGTGCTGGTACTATTGCTCCGAACCATAAATATATTCGGTTCATGATAAAGAAAACAGATGAGTCAGATATAACAACGTCAGCAGCAGATCATGTTAGCATTGGGTTCATTGATTCAGAAATGATAAATGTAGGGGGAAACGATTTTTACGGAAAGAGAATCAGTTTCCTTGGAGATAGTATAACAACATTTGCTGGGGACAACCCGGAAACAGCACCTGACGGACATAAAATAGCAGACGGAACATATACCTATCTTGGAAATCATTGCCGTTATCCGCAGAACAATCTATTGACTAACGTAAATAATTGTTATTGGAAAATATTGATTGATTCTCTTGATATGGTTCTTGGTGTAAATGAATCATGGGCAGGAAGTAAAGTATCATATGGTGGGCAATATGTTGACGCTGATGATAATGCAGATGTTTGCATTTCAAGCCAAACAAGGATCAATCACTTGGGCGATAACGGAACACCGGATGTTATTTTAGTAAATGCAGGAACAAACGATATTATTCAGAGTGCGACAGTTGGAACATTCAACACGGATAGTCCTGCCAGCTATACAGACGAACAGATTGCGGCATTGTCTGTTGCGACTTTTGCGGATGCATACAGAGCAATGCTGATTAGATTGCTGAAAACATATCCGGGTGCAGAAATCGTATGTATGCTTCCGAACTTTACATCTGCATCATACTATTCGCCAAAGAAAGCAGATACATATTTAGAAATCATCAAAGAAGCGTGTGATTACTTTGGTGTAAAATGGATTGATGCAAGAGCATTTGGTGTCAGTATTTATAATCTGTCTACTTATCTTGGTGACGGTGTGCATCCAAACGCTGCCGGAATGTCAAAATACGCAAATGATCTGATCAAGAAGTTCAGGTATGATGTTGCGCTGTAAAGTGACCGTTGGAGGACAGAAAAATGTACGCTGTTGTAGCAGAATGGAACGGGACAACCGCATGGTGGGGAGCATATCAAGACAAGGAAACTGCTGAAAAGGTTGCTGAACGGGTAAACGGGAAAGTGGTTATCTGGAATCAAATGTGACCAATTACACAATAAAGGAATCTTTACACCCTGAAAAATTTGAGCAAAAAATCGGCGGGCATCGCGCCCGCCTTTTCCTATTCCGTGTACATCCTGTACGACAGTTTGATCCGGTTCTTGTCCGCATGGAAGTACTTTATGACCGTATCAATCTTGCTATGCCCGGCCACAACGGCCACCTCCTGAATCGGCATTCCGTGGCGCAACAGGCGCGTAATCATTGTCCGCCTGAATCTGTGCGGATGAACATTTGTCACGCCAGCCCTCTTCGCCAATTGCTTCAGCATGGTTCGGATATCGTCTGCCTGGAGCCGGTTCCGGAACTTGCTGACAAACAATGCTTCGCAATCGTCGCAACGCATGGCAAAGTATTCTTTCAGCGTAACCGTCGCAATCTCATCCAGAAACACGGTCCGCTCTTTGTTGCCCTTGCCAAGCACAATGCATTCGCCCAGTTCCAGGTTCACATCCTTCCGGTTCAGCGCCACTACTTCGCTGACCCGGCAGCCGGTTGCCAGCATGAACGAGATAAGCGCGTTGTCCCGGAGCGATCCGCAACTGCGTTTCAGCGATTCGATTTCCGAACCTGAGAACGCTTTCCGCTCTTTCTTCTGATACCGGATCGGTTCGATCTCCAGAAACGGATTGGATCGGATATGCTTCCGATTCAACAGCCAGGTGAAGTAGGCATTGAGCGTTTGCCTGATACCTTCCATTGTGCTTTCGCTGACTCCGCGCGCAATCTCCCTTCCGAAGTACGATTTCACATGATCGGCCGTCACTTCCTTCGTATGTACGCCGGCGCTTTTCAGGAACCGCTCGATAATATACTGATACCGGAACAACGTTTTCTCGGATCTCCCGGCAGCGCGCTTGCCTTCGATGAAGATCCGGATCAGGTCGTCGGTTCCGGAATCGCCCTCGGATGCAATGTGCGTGATATCGAAATCGTCCATGCTGTCCTGGATCTGCTCCGTCGCTTCCTCCAGCAGGTTCGCAAACATCCTCGGTTTCAGCGTTTCCTCGATCCTGTGCATCAATAATACCTTGTCCTGTACCGAAATAAAAACCAACTCCTTTTTTATTAAATTACCACGATACGTATTAAAAATATAGCACAGGAAAATAATTCTTGTAAAGCCGCGAGATATTGTAGTATAATCCAGATGGAAATACATAGATGTAGACGCTGAATGGCGGGAACGTTATTCGGCGTCTGTTTTTATTTGAGAAAGGAAGGTGCAAACATATGGGTATCGATTGGGTAAGAAAGCTGACGTCCCGTAAGTTCTGGGTGGCGGTCGCCCAGTTCGTTTCCATGCTGATTATCGCGCTGAAAGGCACACAGGAAACCGCCACACAGGTGACGGCGCTGATCATGGCCGGCGCGGCGGTCGTGGCATACATCATCGGCGAAGGCCTCACGGACGCGTCCGCCGCGAAAGCGAGTGTGACGATTGTGCATGAGGGCGACGTTGAGGAATACGAACCTCCCGAAGAAGAGCCGAAAGAATCCGAAGAAAAGGCGGAAGAATAACCATGAGTGAAGAGCATGTTGAAAACATGGAAGAATGCAGCAAGTGCAAAAAGAAGGACACGGCGTGCGTATCCTTCCTCAGCCATGAAAACGCCATGATGCACAAAGACATGGACAATGAGCGGATGCACCGGAACAATCTGTTCAATTGTCTGACCATTGTTATTATTACGCTGGTCTTTGTGATCGCGTACACGATCCGAATGAACACGTTTGTTGAAACAATCAACAAGCTTACCGCCGAAATCGTGGAGTTGGCCGGTGCCAAGGGCATCATCGCGCCCTGAGTATACCAACGCTCAGATCAAGGCGCTGATCATGGACGTGATCCATGACAAAACCGACCGCAAGATGCTTTATCTCCGGCTGGTGGACGGCGACACTATCGGGGAGATATCCGGCAAGGTCGGTCTGGACGAAAAAACCGTCTGGAGACGGCTGCATAAAGGTGAACGAGAGTTATTCTCCCACCTACCCGGCTGAGGAAGCCGGGTTTTTTGTACCCCAAATGCCCGGAAAATGCCGTGAACATACCGCCATTCTGACCTCAACAGAGGTCCTTTTTTATTGCACAATTAAGGCACAGGAGGTGATGCGGAATGTATCCCAGGAAATGCAGGAAGGGCATTCAGATCCTGACGGACACGGTCGGCATGAGTCCGGACATCGCATACGCCATGATGCTGATGACGGCGGCGCTGATGGATCTGCAGCCGGAAGACGACGAGGTGGTCAGGATGATTCTGCAGGACTGCGGCATTGAGGACGGAGATGTGGCCTGATGTGGGTATACGCGAATCCGAACCCGTGCAGACGGGAAGAGCCTGACTGCGTGGTGCGGGCCATTGCCATCGCGACGGACAAGTCCTGGCACGAAGTTCACAGCGGACTGTGCCGGCTGAGCGCCGAGCGATGCACGATGCCCAGCGTGAACTGGCTGTGGGGACTGTATCTGCGGGGACACGGGTTTGAGCGGTTCCTGCCGGACTGCCCGGAATGCGTAACGGTCCGGGAGTTCTGCCGAAGATATCCGGAAGGAACGTACATTATCGGCACCGGAACGCATGCGGTATGTGTACGGGATGGAAACTACATCGACGCATGGGACAGCGGGGACGAGGTTCCGAGTTATTACTGGAAATTAAAATAAGGAGTGTGAACAGAAATGGCATACAACCCGGCAATGTACTATCCGCAGATGAATTCCTACGGACAGCAGTATCAGGCACCGGTGCAGCCTGCACAGCAGAGTTACGCCGCGCCGGTGAAAGGAACTATTGAGTGGGTGGACGGCGAGGTTGGCGCACGGGCAATCCAGATTCCCATGGGGATGACGATGCCTGTTGCGCTGTGGGACACCAACGAGCCGGTGATCTACGTGCGGAGCATGAACCAGATGGGAATGCCGAACCCGATCAAAAAGATCCGGTACACGGTAGAGGAAGATACACAGAATCGGAACGGGGATCTGGCGAAACTGACCAGCGGGACAGAACCCTCCCGCGACATGAGTGAGTATGTCCGGAAGGACGAACTGGCCACAATGAAAGACGAACTGCTCAGAAGTATCCGGGAGATTGGCACGACAGGTCCGGTATCCCGCCACGCGAGGAGTGACGACGAATGAATCCGCTGTTTAACGCGCTGTTTGGACAAAAACAGGGGCAGGGAGCGTTCCCACAGACTCAGGCGCAGAACAACCCGCCTCAGGACTGGAACGCCTTAATGGGGCAATTACAGGCGAATCCTGCGGAGATGGTTCGGAAGGCCGGGTATAACGTTCCGGACGAGATCAGTGGGAATCCACAGGCAACGGTGATGCATCTGATTCAGTCCGGTCAGGTGGGCGGACCGATGATGCAACGGATTATGCCGATGATCCAGCGGATGGGCAGATAAAAAGAAACCCGGAGACCAGGCGGGATCTCCGGAAAAATCACCGTCACGGAGACAGCGACTTTATATGTAGCAATATGAGTTTACTCCTGTTTCCGTGACGTGTCAATAAGAACCAAGACCGCGCAGTGCGCAGGTGCGGTTTGGAAATAAAACGAAAGGAAACAGGAACTATGACAGACTCTAATGGCAACATGGTAATGCCTGTCGCCCCGTACTACGGAGGCGGCAACGGTGGCAGCGGATTTTTCGGACAGGACGGCTGGTGGCTGATTCTGCTGTTCATGATCTGTGGCGGATGGAACGGCGGCTTTGGCGGATTCGGCGGCGGCGGTATGTTCCCGTGGATGATGGCCGGACAGGGCAACACCAACAACGACATCCAGCGCGGATTCGACCAGAGCGCGCTGATGACCGGCATCACCGGCGTAAGCAACGCAGTGACGAGCGGATTCGGCGATATCCAGACGGCGCTGTGCGGCGGGTTCGCCGGAGTCAATGCCGGGATTGCCAACGGTTTTGCTCAGAGCGAGATCGCCGCGAACGCACGGCAGATGGCGAACATGAACCAGGCATTTGCGGCTCAGACCGGAATGCTGAACGGGTTCAATACGCTGGGGTCGCAGCTGAGTAACTGCTGCTGCGAGAACCGTCTCGCCACAGCCAATCAGACAGCGGCCCTGCTTGCGGAGCATTGCTCCGACCGTCAGGCCCTGAGCGACGGCGTGCGGGACATCCTGGCGAACCAGAACAACGGTATCCAGCGGATCCTCGACAAGATGTGCGAACAGGAGATCGAAAACCTGAAAGCCGCGAACAGCAGCCTCCAGACCCAGGTGCTGATGCGCGACCTGGCCGCGTCCCAGACGGCGCAGACCGCCGCGCTGGTTGCGGACAATACCGCCCAGACCCAGTACATCGTGAACCGGGTCGCTCCCTATCCGATTCCGGCGTACACGGTGCCGAACCCTTTGGGAACCGGCACCGCGACCCGGGCGGCGTAAGGGGGAATCCCGATGCGGTACGAGAACCTTCAGGAAGCGATGTGCAGGGAACTGGAGAAACTGGACAAAAAGTATGCCAGCAATCCGGAAGAACTGAGTGTGCAGGATGCCGAGAAAGTGGATCTGCTGTACCATGCGCTGAAGAGCGCGGCGACCTACCATGCCATGAAGGACGCGGAAGGATGGGAAGAAAAGGACGCATCCGGACGGTCCTACCGGCGCGGCAGGGACGCGATGGGACGGTACGTTAGCCGTGACATGGGATATGATGGCGGATACTCCGGACACTATCCGGAATGGATGCCACCGTATCGGTATTAATTGAAAAGGCCCGCTCCGTAATGGGGCGGGTTTTATTAATCCCTGGCATCGTTGTACTTTTCGCCGTCCGGATCGTATGCCAGTCTGTTTCCGCACTTTGGGCAGAATCGCCAGTTTTGTTGTGCTTCCTCGGCGAACATAACGGAAAGAGAATAGGAACAGATCGGGCATTTTATCCGGTCAAAGCATTCTCCAATCAACCATGTGTCTACGTCAAGTTTTTGCATCGTTGTTCTCCATGTCTCCATCTTCACGAAAGCGTCGTAATGCTTGGGTTGGATTTGCAATCAGCAACGCATGCTTTGCTGCGTTCGTGGTTTATGGCCCATTCGCTGACAATCAGTTTCAGGAGTGACTGGTAATCCATCTTACGATTTGAAGCACATTCCCGCACCGTTTGCAGTGTGCAGTTTTGGATGCTGACCGTCACATCACTGCTTCCCTGGGCCACTTCCATCAGTTTTTCCACGCGCTCGTCAACCGATATGCCGGGGGTGTTCAACACGCGATACGTGGCGGATTCCTCCAGGGTTGCTGTGTGTTCGCCGATCATAAAGTAGATGGCATCCACCGCGTCTCCGTAGATATCGAAGTATGGCGTGTTGTCGTAACCGAGTGCAGTGTGCAGTTTGTCCAGTTCATTGCATTTCATGGCGATCTTGACCATCCGTGTCAGTGCTTCTTTCATACGTTTGTTTCCTTTCTCGTAACGTAGTTTCGTAACTCGTAACAAATATATCACAAGAAAAGTTGCATGGCAAGAAATATTTTATTAAATTTTTGTTACGGTGTTTCCTGTTACGAAACATCGTGCTATAATCGTGTCACAGGAGGATACAGATATGAATTTTGCACAGAGATTGAAGGAACTCAGGAAAGAAAAAAAGATGACATTGGAAGAAGTTGCGGAAAGCATCGGCCTTACGCGCGCAACGATCCAGCGATATGAGTCCGGAAAGATTACCAACGTTCCGTTGGAAACATACGATAAACTGGCAGCATTGTTCGATGTGTGCCGGCCGTATCTTCTCGGATGGTCGGACGACCGGCAGAAAACCATGAGCGAGGTCAGCATCCTGTCCGATAACACGATGTTTCTCCAGGCGTACAGCGCGATGACGGAAGAGGAAAGAAAATTTCTGTCTGATATTCTGATCGCGGCGTATGGAAGATACGTAGAAAAGAATTAAAATTTTCGTATAAGTACGGAGTAATGAAATCTATGGTTTTCGTTCAATTATGGAGCAACGAAATTACCGCCTTTTAATGGCGGTTTTCTTTTTGTAATCAGATGAATTAATGTTTCCCTATTGTAAGCAGTAAATTCGCATACCTTGTAAGCAGTAGTGTAAGCAGTAGACTCCGATTTTTTGCCATTTATTACTATTCGTGATTGCGTTACCACGGCATACGAAAACCCCCGAAGCTTGGTTCTTCGGGGGTTTGAAGCGGAGAAGCCGGGATTTGAACCCGGGCTGCCATCACTGACACTACTCCCTTAGCAGGGGAAACGTACAGCAAGGAAAATCAACGACTCCAGCGTTTGATGTAAGCAGTACGTAAGCAGTACAGGTCAATTGTTTTTCTTTTCATCGTCAACAGTTGGACGCTTGACGGCATTGACCGCATTAAGCGCATCTTCTGTGCTTGGATGGCTGTACCGATCCAACATTCGTTCCGTACTCCAACGCATAACCCTCCGGATGGTTTGCGGTGGGATGTTCTTGTCAATAGATAAATTGCTGGCACAAGTATGTCTGCAACTGTACGGTTGCAATTCCCTGACCCCGGCTGCTTTAAGCGAGGCATAATAGTTTTCATACCATACCTTTTCAAATCGTTTCCACAGATATCCGGACGGTTGTGCATGATCGATGAGGTCCCTTACAACCGGAAGAATGGCGTCAGACAAAACGACCGGAGTGCGCTTCCGGATCTTTGTTTTCAAACCGGACCGGATGATGATCCGCTTTTCCAGATCAATATTTTCTACCTTCAGAAGTTGCATTTCTCCTGGCATCAGGCCAGTTGCGATCATCAGCAACGGAACTGCGGCACGGATATCTCCGTTATCGTATGCTTTCCAGAGCGCAACCTGCTCTTCCTTGGTGAATGGAATCCGTTCCTTTTCTACATGCTCCGGAAGAACAATATAAGAAGGAAGTTCCCTGATCGCAAACCGATCAATGGACGCGAGTTCAAACAGATGCGAAAGCAATCCTTTGCAATCCTTTGCCGTATCGTAAGTTTTACACGTATCGGATACCGTCTTGCGGAGCAATTCCACCGTAATAGCATCCATGCGGACTTCCTGAATGTTTTTCAGCTTGCCCCAGGCGGTACGGTAGGCAGACTGCTTCCCTTTTGATATCTTCAGCATATCGCCTTCGGAGTACAGTTTCCAGTAATGCGACAGGCGCGGTGCTTCGGACGGTTTCTCATGACCACCGGCGAGAAGGGTAGGGCAATAGTTCAGCGCGGCGGTACGCGTTGGGAAACCGCCCTTGGTTTTCCGGATTGGTTTCTTTGGTTTGGACGGATCTTCCGGAAAGACCCAATCCATCGTGACACAGGCAGTCCATGTCCGGCCACGACGGTAGGCTGTGCCGGTTCCGTTGGCCCTGACTTTCGACCTGCCCATTACGGATTCCCTTTCGACAGCGCGGCGGCGACGGTGAGCAGCGCATCCAAATTGTCGTCGCCCATCATGATCGCTTTGTCAAAAAGCATCCGCAGTTTGACGTTGGAACAGATCGCATCCGCTACGATAAACGTTTGCTCTTCGTCCGTCGGACGTTCCGAAGGAATCATGGAAGCAAGCGTTACGCCGAAGTAATCCGCGATCCGCTGAATCATTGCAAAGTTCGGCTCCCGGATATTCTTCTCGTAGGCTGCGACGGCGGACTGGGAAATGTTGAGCGTGTCCGCCAGTTCCTGCTGGGTCATTTCTCTTGATAATCTAAGGTTACGTAATCTGTCGCCAAATCTCATTTTTGATCACCTCGATTACAAGTTACCACAATAAGTAATAATTGTCAACGTTTTCGTAATAAAAATTTAATATTTATTCGTGGTAAAAATCCTTGACTTAACCGCTTTAAGTGGTAAAATGTTACCCATAAGGAGGTGAACACATGAGTAAAAACGAGATCGGCGAACGGCTCCGGGCGCTCAGAGAAGAAGCGGGGCAGACGAAGCGGTTCCTTGCCAAGGCCGTCGATTGCAGCTATACGAGCATATGCGCATACGAATACGGCGACCGGGTGCCGAGCGACAGAATGAAGATTCGTCTTGCGGAACACTTCCACAAGACGGTCGGGGAAATTTTTTTTCCTGACGAAAACCACGAAACGCGGACAGATCATGATGAAGTGAGGTAAAAACGATGAACATTAGCAGAGACGCGTTACTGAAGATTGTAAGAGCGGCACGGGCGGCACAGAAACTGGCAGACAACATCCGGCATCTGACCGGCAATTCCCCGGTGGAAAATATGGCGGACAGCATTGCCGGTCAGCTGGCAGATGCGCTGAACATGATTGACGGCGAGAAACTCGGCGTGGCGGACGACTTCCGCGACAGCCGGACATACACATGGCTGTACCGGAGTGCGATGACGGATGAGGAAGTAACAGACGAGTTCGTCCGGATGGCGAGAGAGAACGAACCGAAAATGCCGAAACCGAACCTGATCAGCAGAGTGCAGTTTCAGGACATGGTGCGACGGTTCGGCGGATATCCGGATCTGAACGGTACGCCGGAAGGAGAGTGGCCGAAGTGACCCTGTCGGAACTGGAAGCGATGGACTGCAACGTACTGACGGTACGGCAGGTGGCAGACTTCCTCGGCAAGGATCCGCAGACGATCCGCGACCAGGCCCAGCGGGATCCCAAATGGCTGGGGTTTCCGATTTGTCAGGCGGGCCACAGCTGGTGCATTCCGAGACTCGGATTCATTGCATGGGTTAAGGGCATGACACCGATTATTGCCTACGTGACAAGGGGTGATGCGGTTTGTCTGTAGCAAAAAAGAACCGCTGACGGGCAAGTGTCAGACGGTTCCGAAGGTAATGTAGCTTATAAGGATTGTAAATCAATCGGAAGGAGAAGTCAATATGGATTATAAGGTGGAACATATTACACCTGAAACTG